CACTGTGATGCGTTCCCAATTTGAATCGCTTCGATTTTGATGGCAAATTTGATGGGTATGTTTGTTGATGTATATTACAAACGTGCGCGGTTCTGGCTTGATTCGGTAATGTTTTAGCTCATCCCAAAAAGATATATCTTCTTCAACATCGTCCCACCTTCCATCATAAGGACTGTGTTGGATTGTTTTCCCATCTGCCAATGCCTGCACAAGTGGCAGGTATAAGTATGCGTTTTCTTTGTTCATGCGTCTACAAGTTCGATTTTTGCGGTGATTTTTGGTAAGACTGATCGTAGTACCTCAACGATGAGCAATGGAGCGCACCAATCGGTTTGGGTATCAGTTTTAAGGCAGGTGCAACTTTCATGCCACACGTCACGGATGTCATTCAGAGCGGCTGTCTCTGCTGCTTTTTTTGATGGGTATGGGCCGATAGCTTCACGAGTATTTGTTGTACCATGGCTGGGATCGGTATCAATTATCCAGTATTCTTTTTTCATAATTCTTGGTAAGCTATTTCCTCAATTTCCATTAGTTTTGTGACGATTTTATGGGCAACATCCAATGTCATAAGTGAGTTTTTTCCCTCTGGAAAATCTACCCCATTGAGTTTCATGATCCAAAGTGACGAGTTAGGCTCCTCAGTGCTTTCGGTCTGGTCATCCCAGAGTGTTAATGTTATTTTCATGCTTGTGTTTCGGTTTTAGTAGAGTGGCGGCCCGTTGACTTTCTGCTAGTTTGGAGGAGCATGGAACCTTTACATTGTGGGACGGGCCACGCCCACAACAGCACCAACGGAATCAGTCATAGTTCTTTTGCCAGCATAGCGCAAGAAAAATTTCAAATTATTTTCTTATTGGCAGCTTTCGCAGTCAGGATCAGTAAGCGCACAGGCTTCGCCCAACGGCTCATCCAGATCATCGTCAACGGACTCAACATGGATAAGCGTTGCGCCTTCGTTGCTTACAATCCGTTTAATGCGGCGGTTCGGCAAATCATTATGGTACTTCTGTGCAATGGAGCCGACACCGATAAATGGTCCTCCTGCTGGATCAATGTAGCTCAAGCCCTGTTTGCCTGTTGGGTCGTCGGCAAATCCGCCACAACGAACAACATCTCCATAGCCTTCAAATTTTAGCTGGAACAGTGAATCCGAAAGCGGGATCGCTGTACAGGTGTGCGTGCCGTAATGGCCTTTAATCTTAATGGGATCTGGTATTCTCATTGGTCAGTAAAATTAGTGGTTTTAGTGTGCAGTAAAATCAATAGGGATCTTGCCATTGAATTTCGCAGTCTTCGCAGATTAAGCCAAACATGAAGTGGTAAACTTTGATCCTGCCGCAAGTGCAGAGATCAGGCTCGTTCGCTTCCACTTTGCGGCGGTACTTTGCCTCACCAGTATTGCGAATCGACATATGCCCAACATGTGTAAAGAACCATTCATCTACTGGTTCCGCATAGAACTGATCGCCTTCTTGTACAATCTCTCCTACCTCAAGAAGCCTGTACTCTGTATGCTGAATCGGCATAGGCTTATCCATTTTACTCGCAGCCGTATTGGGCGGCGTAATGTTCCGATCATCCTGCAACGTGCCGCAGAAACCTGCATCAAGTAAGATGTTACAGCTACAGGCAACGTGTGCCAGATGGCTGATGCCAGATTCAGGATCGACTGTTTCGCCGTCACGCCATGCGTTAAGGTGTCGCAAGATAGCGTTGACGTAGGTGCTGGCACATACTCCAGTTTTACGCCAGTTGAAAGGACCGTATTTTTCTGCGCCTAACTTATGTACCCACGCGGTTTGCTCCATTGCGTAGGAGGGGATTAAGCCTAATGGCGTTTTAAGTGCGCCTGCTGCGCCTTTGGGGTCGTTGTATTGTGTGTTCATAAAGTAGATGTGAATTCTGCTGGAGCATATCGTGTCCAAAAAGCATCTTCGGATTCTAGCTTTGCTTCAAGCACGGCTTCAAGCCTTTTGATCCGTTTGATTGCATGATCATAATCGGTCTTTGCTACAAATAGTCTATATCTTGATGCGCTAACTGATGACTCTGTTTGAATAATAACTTGTGGATCTTAACTTTCTTCATACCTTATTGTATTGTGTGTTCATTGTTTGCCTTTCGGTTTATCGTCATCTTTAATAGTCATCTTAAATCCAGTAGCGGCAGCTTTGTGGTACACTACAATGCCTTCTGGATTCATGTATTCTGGTGCAGCTACGCTGCCCAAATCCGCAAGTCGGTTTAATTCACTTCTTGCGGCAAGAGTGCTGAATAATCCATCATACAGTACAGGAACCACCTTGCAGCAAACAGGCGCGTGTTCGGTGAATTTTGGTTCTGCCTTTGGATTGTCCTGCTCGATTGCATACGTTGGCTGGTCATGCTCAACCCAACGGGCCGCATTGAAAAGGCTGAAGAATCGCTCGCCGTTCTTAAAGCCGTAGCCGCGCTGGATACCGCTGCCCCACCACTCGCCAAAGTGATGGCCTTCGCCTAATCCGCGCAAAGCAATTTGATTTTCTTTCACCCATTGAGCAAATCCAAAATTATCGTTTTGGGGGTTAATCCAGCGGGTGCGACTTCCTGCATACATTGCTATAGCTCTGTGGTCTTTATCGCTAACCCACGCATCAATAATGTTTCTGTTGTCCTGTTCGTCTAAGTGACAAATATAGATACTGGCGTTCGTGCCGTCGATTTTTTCAGTAATCAGGCAATCGCGGCGGAGGCGAGCCATTTTCGGGAATGGTTTGAATTCTAGTGTGTTCATATTTTTGGTGGGTAGTTATCGTCATCGTTTCCTCCAACTGCTGCGTGCCACAGAGTAGCAGTAACTAAGGCAATGAAGATCCAGATTAGGCCAAAGGTTATTACTTCTTTCATTGTAGTCAGCGTTATTGAAGCGGCAAAGATCCCTATTAGGAAGAATGTTGCTGCTTCTTTCATTTTGTTTTCCTTAGTAGTCTAGCCGTTTTCTCAGCAATGCTTTTTGGCTGCGCTACGAACTGCTTGCCTTTGGCGTTACCTTCAGCTTTTGCTTTGTTGGTAGCCGCTTTCTCTGACGCGCTTAACTTATCCCATGCTTTATCAGGTAAGTACCGCTTCTTGCCTCCACTCGGCTTGCCGTCAGAGGTACGCCATTTCTGGTCGCCCCAATCTTTAAGTGATTTCTGTGGGTCTTTCACTTATAACCTCCTCCCTTTTTCTTGTACTCTGTTGCGAGTAGCTGTGCCTTACGGGCGGACCACTCGTTAGGGTCGCCGCCTTTTGTTCCTGCTTTGATTTTCTCAAAGAGGGCTTTACGCATAGTGGGCTTAGTGTAATTGCCAGCAGCGTTTACTGTCGATTTGGTTTTCTTTTCCATAGTGTTTTTAGGTGAGAAGGTCAGCGTGTGCGGTTAGCGACGCACGTTTCCCTGTTTATCGGTCAGGGCGACTTCGGTCGAGTCGAACGCTGTTTTGTTATTTAAGGATAAAATTTAAACTCTGTAATAGGTTCACCCAATTCAATACCCCTAAAAGAATCGTGTTTTGGTAAAACCCCCATAAAAGGGTTCTTCCAATTATCTGAAAGTTTGGCTTTTGATAGATCAAACCCTAAAGAGTCTTCAATAGCTTGTTTCCATTCGGGGCTAGTGAGTACTTCGTCTATGTTCATGGCTTTCCTGTATAAAACGGATGTTCCTTAATCCGCGCTTGCAGCTCTTCAGCAAGCGCAGAGTCTTTGTTGTTCACCGCTTCATGGAACTTTGCTAAAAGCAAAGGCCACGATTCAGGTTTCTTGATGCTGTCGTATGCGGCACGGAATGCTTTGCCCTTTACGGCGCGTGGCAAATCCCCTTTTCCTGCTCCAGTTCCAAATGACATTGTGTGGTGTGTTTTGTTTCGCACCACCAACTACCAGACAAGCCTCAGACCGTCAATACTTTTTTTCAGAAAAATAATTCGTCCTCTAAGAGGGCGATCAATTCATTGAAAGTTTCAGCGGATTCAATGATCGCGTCACTCTCAAGATCGAACTCTTGCTGCACCATTCGACAGAACTGATCAAACTCTTCAGGCTCAAAGAACGCCTCAAATTCCTCACGGTAAGGGAACGTGATTGGATGGCGGAAGATGTCCTCCAGCATTGCTGAGAGAGCTTCAATGATATAGAGTCGGTTCATTGTCTATGGTGTAGATAGTATCGGGCTATTAACGCAGAGTCAACTATTCCATCATGGGGCACTTTGCTCCTGCTTGTAGCAAGCCAGTTCTCGTCAGGCCAGTACTGTTGTGCCTTAGCAAGCGCAACAACTTTGGTCTGCCCCTTTGCAAGACGCTTGCCTAACTCGACATCCTGCCATTCCTTAACCTGTATCCTGTACGTTGAATACAGGACCGTCTCGCAGAGACCGATGATCTTGCCAAATGAGATGCTCATGGATCTCATGGCTTGTGAGGACTTCGCGTGCCTCAGTGGTTCTTCAATCGCGATGGCAGTGCTCAACGGCGAGAACTGATCAAGCCAGTACAGAACGCCTTTGACGTAGACTTCAGGCTTGTCACCTACTTTCTGAGTGGGCATTGGAGTGAAGTCAATGACAGATCCGTCGAAGCTACTGATAGCGCACAAGCCACCGCTCACGCCGTTGTCAATACCTACGATGACCTGCACGTCGTTCACTCGATTTCTTCCGCTTCGACAACTACGCTCGACCCACCGTTTGCAGCTTTGGCATTGTTGAGTATTGAAATATCAATCGAGAGACCGCCGCTGCTACCGCTGCCACCTTTGGGGTTCAAGCCTAAGTTACGGCGGATAAGCTGGTCTAGCTCCGACAACTCACGCACAGTCCTCGGACCTCTGACGTTCATCAGGTTGTCGCGTAGCATCTTGATTGCAGATGCGGCGACGTAGGCTTGGTACTTATCGGAAGGGCTTGCCTGATTCTCGGCAACTTCTAAGAGGGTTTGCTGCTCTTCGTCGCGTGCGTTGAGTCTTGAATCCGTTACGACGCTAGCGGCGACGTCTTCCAGATTCTTCTCAAAGGGTTCCCTTTCAGGTTCGTCGGTGGGTGCAGAAACATTGGCGAGCCAACGGCATATGGTGTCAAAGCTAACGCCCAACTCTTCGGCAATGCGGACCTTCTTCCAGCCCTCGGCAAATAGCTGCTTGGCACGAACTACCTTATCTGCTCTTGCCTGACGCTTCTCAGCTTCGACTTGAGCTTTGGTCTGTTTTGGTTTCTTGCTTCCGATCTTTCGCACAACGAGTCGAGATAAACGCAAAAACAATTACTTGTCAAACCTTTTTTATTTTGGTAGGGTCAATCGTATGGGCAGGCCCAAGAAACAGAATCCAGATAAGATTACTAATTCAGTACTGGAGCCGAGGATTGATTCCGTAAGCAAGAAGATGGATGTCGGTGGGTACCTGATCCCCATCACCAGTACGCTTACCGCTTTGCTGTGGGGCTTTGCGAACCATCCGTCACCGAAGGCTCGTGAGTTCTACTTCTGGCGCGTTGCGGACCTATTGTGGAACAAGGACGACCTGCCTGAACACATGTTTGTCCGTCATCCGTGGGCAGACAAGATCGTTCACGAGTGCATCAACAACAAGTATCTTGCAATTGGTGGGGCTGCATCGTCAGGCAAATCACATACCCTTGCAGGTTATGGCATCATCAGTTGGCTTGCCGCTCCGAGGGACACGCTCGTCTTGATGACCTCAACCACTTTGCGTGAGGCTCGTAAGCGGGTGTGGGGTTCCGTGATCTCTTTGTTGTCCGTCATTGACGGAGCACCGATAAACATTCGGGACTCGATTGGCTCTGCAAACTACGTCGATGAGAACGGGCAGACCTTTGATAGGGCTGGCTTGTCGTTGATTGCTGCCGAAAAAAGCAGGACGCGTGAGGCTATCGGCAAGTTCATCGGTCTTAAACAGAAACACGTCATCTTGATTGGTGACGAGTTGGGCGAACTCTCGCCAGCCATTAAGCAAGCGGCACTCGCCAACTTGAGTAAGAATCCGAGATTTGAGTTTAAGGGCGCGAGTAACCCCTCAAGTCGCTTCGATGCATTCGGTGACTGGTCTACGCCAAAAGACGGATGGGAGTCGGTCACGCCCGAAGTGGATGACGAGTGGGTCACAAAGTGGGGTGGCAAATACATCCGACTCGACGGCGAACGTAGCCCTAACGTGCTTGCAGGACAGACTCTGTACCCATTCTTACCTACGACCGAAAAGATTGAGGAGGATAAAGCCCTCTTAGGAGAGACGAGTAGGGCGTACTATCGAATGGTTCGTGCCGTCTTCTTTGACTCAGACGAGAACGAAGGCATCTACGGCGAAGCGGAAATGATCAAGTCAGGCGCAACGAAGTCATGGGACTTCAGTGGTCCGACGACGCTGATTGCAGGAGTCGATCCAGCCTTTACAAATGGCGGGGACAGGACGGTCATGTACACGGCAAGGGTTGGTACGTTCACTAATGGGCAATACGGCTTAAAGTTTGAGGACTTCATCACACTAAACGACGACACAACAAATAAGGCTGTGCCGAGGACATATCAGATCGTGCATCAGATTCGGGATCACTGCCTCAAGTTTGGCATTAAGCCTGAAAACGTAGCGATTGACTCTACAGGAGCAGGCTCGCCGTTTTGTGACGTGCTTGCAGGCGAGTGGTCAGATCAGTTCTTGCGCGTGCAGTTCGGTGGCAAAGCATCGGAGCGTAGGGTAAGCATGAACAGTCAGCTTACTGGCGAGGAGTTGTACACCAATCGAGTCTCAGAGCTTTGGTTCGTCGGCAAGGAGTTTATGCGGACGCAACAGATCTGTGGCATTAACGCCGATCTTGCAAAGGAAATGTGTACGAGACGCTACGATATGGTCAAGTCTGGCACGTTGAAGGTGAAGGTCGAGACCAAAGCAGAACTCAAGCAGCGTTCAGGCCAGTCGCCTGACATCGCGGACGCAGCGTTTATTGCACTCGATCTGGCAAGACAGAGGCACGGACTGGTCGCGGTTGACGCGCCGAAGAACAAGGAGCACACAATGTTTGGCGCAAGACAGCCACGCACGCTGAGAGATCTTGATGTCGTAAGCAGGTCAAAACACTCTCATGCGATCTACGATTGAGGTCTTAGAATGGGCTTTTCTACACGGCAGGAAAATCTGAAGAGTTTCCCAAACTACTGTAATTCATAATAATTCAGTAATTCAGAAGAAATTAAAAGAACTGAATTAGTGAGTTAATATGAATTACCTAAAGGAGAGAGTATTTATAGGTATCCTGTAGCGGAAATTTTCAGAGCTTGCCTGAGACCTTATCCCAAGCAGGCCAGAAGATCTCGTCGAGAGCGCGAACGATAGGCTCTTGCTCATATCTTTCGCTCCAGCTTACGCCTGAGATGCACAGCGATGCCTCAACCATTTCGTGCCGTAGGGTTTCGCGCAAGAGCTTCTTGTCCTTAACCGTATCCTTATCCAGTTCGATGATCTTCTTATCAGGAAGGTATTGCCCGTACGGATCGCCGCTAAGGTCCTTGACCTTAATCGGAATCCTGTACCCTGCAATTTGAACGCTCTTCGGAACCACTGATGAAGCGTACAGGATTCAGGATACAAGGTACAGGGTAAAATAATTACTTGCAATTTTGATTTGACTGGTGCATGATTCCGTGAGTGCCTACTCAATTCAAAAGAACCCCAGATGGTAAGATCAAATACCACGGCGAGATTTTTGCTGGCTTCAACAAGCCGAAGAAGGCACCTGCTGGAGACCCTAAGAAGTACGTGGTGCTCGCTAAGGATGGCTCTAAGGTCGCCAAAGTTAAGTTTGGGCAAAGGGGCTACCAAGACTTCTTGCAGCACCATGACAGCAAACGTCGCGCTAATTTCAAGTCTCGCATGAACTGTTCATCTGAGAAGGACAAAACAACCCCTAAGTGGTGGGCTTGCCACTACAACTGGTAACACTAATAATTGATTATGGCTATGCAACAACCCTCGTTTTTCAATAATGCTAAACCTACGTATAGCAATAATGGAATGTCTTTATACGGTGGGTTTGATTCTAAGAAAAAATTAGAAGAGGCACAGTATCAATCAGGCATCCGTCTGCAACCAATGCAAGAGAAAGCGGATTACGGCGGGTTGCGTAATAAGTCTTTCGGTCAAGATGATGCCTATGCTAGCGGTATTGAAAAATCTGCAATGGATCAGATCCGCAGAAACCGCCTTTCTACTGAGGTAGATAGGAAATTAAAAATGGCTGATGCTGGTACTCTGTTTAACCCGAAACAAAAAGGCGGTGCTGGATATATGAAAGGAATGTACGAAACTCCTGAGCAACAACAAGATCACATTAGTTACCTTCGGCAACTCCAAGCAATGAACAAAGCAGCATCTGCTGCAAACCCTTACCAGTACCAAGCACCTGCACCCAATATCCCCTTTGATAACGGCACCAAAAAAGGGTACTACAAATAATCTAAACTACTATGGCTAAAACAATTACTAGACGCGCAGAAGCAGAACCTAAGGACCGCATTGTTTATGCTGATTCTAACGCTGCTACCGACGAAGAGAAAGCTATCCTCGGCACTAACTTGCCTAGTGCAGAAGCCTTAAAAACATTTAGGGAAGGTCGTTTGGCTGCTGAAAAAGAAAAGCAGTTGCGGGATGCAGGCGAGTCGATTACGAAGACGGGCATGAACCTTTTAGGACAACCTGAAAGCACAACAGGTATGTCTGAAAAAGATAAGTTCTTTTCAGAAGGTCGCGCCGTTGATCGAGCGCAGTTGGGTAGATTCAAAAGCTTCGGTGACAAAAGCGGTTTTGAAACGCAGAATGCTTTGCGTAAGCTAAGAGGCGAGAAGGAACTCTACTCTAATCCTGAACAGTTCTACGGCGATGTTAATAAGTCGATGGCTGTCGGTGCTACGAGTGCACTCAATACGCCAGAAGGTCGCAAGCGTGCTACGGCAGCAGGAGTCCAGTCAGGTCTGTCCTTTGCCGATGCCGATCAAGCTGTGCAGAATGCCTTTAAGAATCTTCAGGCTGTCAGTAAACGTGAAGGCGCGATTGCTAAAGCGGCTGCTGCTGCTGCCGCCCCAACGGCTGCTGGCAGTGCTACGACTACACCTACCCCAAAGAGGGCTGTAGGAGCTTCACCATCTGACGTTACAGAAATTGAAGCAACGCAACCCGAAGCATCACTTATTAGTGAGGGGTACTCTATTGCTAGACCTGCTGTTGTAGGTGCGGCATTAGCTAAACTCGGCACTGGCATGGTAGGTCGTACAGCTTTAGGTGCAAAAGCAGCAGATGCACTTAACATTACTAAAGGAATGGACGCTGCTGGAGCAGCAAGAAATTCTGCGGCGTTAGCTAAAGATCTAGCGGATGTTCAAAGAAAAGAAGAGCTTTTACGTAAGCTAGCCAAAGGGGGGAGGGTTTCGGTAGCGGCGGCAGAGAACGCTATGGCCGCAACTTCGGCTGCATCTAAAGCTGCGGCAGAGGCATCACGACTTGCTAAAGTTGCAAAGATCGTTGAGCCTTTTGCTGGTGTTGCTTCTGTAGCAAGCAAAACAGGTAAGGTCTTAGGTAAAGCAGCAGTACCGCTTGCTGTCGCATCTGAGCTAGTTGACGTAGGCAGGTTTGCTCTCTCGCCAGAACAACGTGAAGCGATGACTAATGAAGTACGTGATGCTGCTGATAAAGGTATGCTATACAGCGGAGCAGCAGGCGCACTAAGTCCTATGAAAACTATCTTAGGAACAGGCAAGATTATTGGCGAAACACTCCAACAAGACACAGCCACTAAAGCTGCGGAAGCAGGGTTAAATACAATGCAACGCAAGGAGGAAGCTATCTTGAATGCGCGTAGGCAGCAGTACTCGGACGAAGAGTACAAAGCTTTGTCTAATGCTGAACGGTCAAAGTACATGACAGGTCTCCGTAAGAAGTTCAAAGTAATTGAATAATATGCCAAGCTATCGAAGTGCTACAGAAGAACAACCAATGACTTACGAGGGGGACATTCAACCCCTTGTGAGTAATTACTTTAACGCTATGTCGAATAGCGGTTTAAGTGGTGGTGCTCAGATTCGTGCAGTTGAGGCAGAGCGTAATCGGCTTCAGGTAAGTGCCGCTCGTGATCTTGAACTCAAGCAAAGAGCACAGCAATTTGAAGTTACCCGTTTGCAGCTTGAGGACGCACGCAGGAAATCTGCTTCTGCTTTAGGTATGAATGAAGCTGTTGACACTTTGGGACAGCAACTCACTATGGCCCTTAAAGCCCCTGAGGAGCAGCGTAAACCTCTTGTAGCTCAGATTGGAATCAACTTAGCTCCGCTTATCGTTAACAACGAAACAGCAAAGTTTAGATACAACGCGGCACTAAGTGCCACTACAGGTACATCGCGTGCCACCTCAGATGACAAAGCCGTTACCAGCATGATGAGCGGTCTCGACTCAGTTAAGATGGGCGAAGACATTGCAAAGCGGCCTATCAATGAGTTCAAAGATCCCGTCAGTGCTGGTAAGGTAACTGACATCATCGACATTTTTGGAACACCTGAAGAACAACAAGCTGCCGCTGAAGCATCCCCTATTGATAAGTTCGGCATTGCACGCACTATCCGTAGCAAGTACATGAAATCTAAAGTCCAAGGGGTAACACCACAAGCTCAAGCAGGACCAAAATCTCTTTTCGCAAAACAACCGACTCTCTCACCATAACACCAACACACAACTAAATTCCCACCATGCTGGAAATTAAATCATACGACGACTGGACAAACACCGAAGACCAACTTCAACCTGATCCAGTCGATAACCTGAAGAACTACGCAAACTATGTTCGATCAGGGTACTACAAAGCAGGAATGCTTAATGAGGATAACGAAAGAGAGATTATCTCAGGCGTTCAAGAGCGCGCTATTAGTGATGGGCTTATTTCTCCAGACGCTCCAGAGGATGAGCAAAATAGTTTTCTCGGCAGTCTTGTTGGCCCCACACAGAATAGCGATACCAATGCACGATTTGTATTGGACCATCTTCGCACTGGAAGTGAGAGCGGGATTGACCCAAATGATGCTAAGGTAGCTACCCTTAATAAGTATCTTGCACTCAAACCGAATGCTCCTGAGCAAGTTGCCGACCTTCAGCCTTTGGTTGATGAGATGCTCGCAGACAAGTCGCTCGTCAAACGTGCGAAGATGTCCGCTGTAGATCGCGGTGAGTATAGCGTTGCAGCAATTGATGAGGACGATGGCAGTCGTTCGTTGTATACTGGCCCTACGGCAAAGCCCGATAGCGTCAAGGGCGAAGTAGATTCGTTGCTTGCTTCAGGCGCAATCTCTACGTCTGATCTATACCGTATTGACCAATCGGTAAAACCAATTAACGGTGGTCTCAGTAATACTTCGGAGAGTTTCAGGTTTGATATGTTCCGCCGTACTGTTGGCGAACTTGCCAAGAACGATAAAGACCTCGGCGATCTCATCCAATCATCCGCTAGCGCAAAGCGTGAGGCTAAAACGGCAGAGCAACGCACTACTGGAGAAGCAATCTTTGAGGGAGCTAAGACAGTAGTTTCGTACCCATTCATTAAGTTTGGTGAAGCCGTAGTAGACACAGGAAACTTCTTGATGGGTAAAGAAACCAAAGAGCCTGCTTACGCACCTGACACAAAGGTCTCAGATATTCTTGCAGGTAACGATGAGATTCGCAAGAAGTTCTCCGCTGAAGAGATCGAGAAGTTTAGTAATGACTTAACGACAACGGCAGCAGGTGCAGTGTATCGTGCTGACCGACCTGAGACAGGTATCGCAACAGACTCAATGGGCAATACTCTTATTGCCCCACAACTACTTGCAAATAAACAAGCGTTTGAGGCTGCCGTCACCGCAGCCCCACTAAATAAAGAGCAGCAGAAACAGGCTCGTTTTGAACGCGGTGTGTTGCTGGAGCAGAACGCTCCTGATCTCAAACGTGTTATCCTTGAGGAAGAACCTGAAGCTGTAGGTGCTTACGCTAAGGCTAAGGCTGATGGACTTACCGACGCACAGTTCGTCGAGCAGTGGGTAGGTAACTCAAAAAACTACGATGGATTCAATACTCGTTTAGAGCAGTTTGGAAAAAGCGCATGGAAGAATGTTGTTGAATTCCCTGTAGGTATTGCGGCCCTTAGCGGCAACGAACAAGCTGCAAAGTACATGAGTGATATGGCTAAAGACCAATCACGCCGTGAAGAATACGCAAAGCTATTTGGTGACCAGTTTGGTTTAGGATTCCAGATTATCAATACCATACCTCAAGTGGCAACCGACATCGCGCTTACCATTGGTACAGGCGGTGTATTTGCAGGAGCTAAGACTCTTGCTAAAACAGGTGCTCTCTCTGCGAAATCAATGCTCCGTACTTCGGCTAAATTCGCTTTGTCAAATGTAGATGAGGCCGCAGCACTTGCTTTTAAGTCAGCAGCAGCAGCAGGTGGTGAGGCAGGTATTGGGAACGCAATCAAATCTGTAGGCGCGAGTCTTGCGACTAAGTTTGCGGAACAATCTCCTGTGTTCACGACTTCGTTTATTCGTTCCGCTACGTCAACCTACGGATCAATCTACAGTCAGTTGCCTGATACGATGAGCCACGAAGAAAAGCACAAGAATGCTTTAGGTTATGCTCTGGCCGCAGGCCTCTCGACAGGTGTTATCACAAGCGGCATGGGTCTTTTAGGTCACGGAGGTGTTGAAGAAGTTGCAACGAATCGCGTTCGTGCAATGTTTGCAGGTGAGACTGAAGAGTCCGTACTAGCTTCAGGGGGCAAAGTGGTTCCTGTAGATAAGATGAACTATCGTCAGGCTAAACAAGTTTATGAAAACCTGAAGAACGATGGTCAGTTTGTATCAGATGCTGCTTTCCAGAAAGCAATGCGTGGTGCAATTAGCGGGACGTACAAGAACTGGATGCGTACTACTATAGGTGGAGCATTACACGAGTCTGTTGAAGAAGCATTGGATCAAGGAGTCCAGATGAAGCTAGAGGATGCGGCTCTTGACAAAGAGACACCACTTTCCGAAAAAGTTGCACAAGTATTTACGGCGGGTTTTATTGGTGGTGTAATGGGTGGCGCGACTAGCGGAGCTATGCAGTTCGGAAAAGTCAACAAGTCGGAACAAGCTCTTGTATATGAGGGTCGTGCGTCTGCACTTGAGAATGTTGCAAACCAACTACGCAAAACTAATAGTAATGCAACAGCAGATTATGTGCAACGCATGATCGACGATGCTCGTTCTAAGGCTAACGCCGCAACACAAGCTGATATTAAAGCACAAGAAGGAGTTTCTAAGGGGAAGTCTACTGAAGTTGTAGCTGATGCCAAAGAGAAACCAGTAGTACCAATTGATACTTTCTTGCAGGCATTCTTTGGTAAGCCTCAGACGCAAGAGGAAGCACAACCAGAAACTGTCACGTTTTTAAATGATCTCATCGGTGAGCCTGCCTCCGTTGGGGAGTTCTCAGGAACACTTGAGTTAGCCGATGATCAAGAGGAGGTAAGGCTTAAACTAGATAAGCCTTACACGCAAAAAGGAGGCGTGACTATCACGCACATGAACCTAGGTCCGAGGCTCCAGAACGCTGATAATGTCATTACTAAATACCCAACGCTCATGCGTACTGGTGATGACCTCTATGGCGTTAAAGCGGGAACACCTTATGTTCTTGTAGGGAAATCCAAACAGAAGTTTGCACCTAAACCCTTACCTGAAGGTCAAGTGGTCGATAATCGCTTTGAAGTAATGCGCGACGATGATGGAATTGTTCGGTCCATTACGATCAAAGATGCCGTATCTCTTAACAATGGCATTGTCTCGATGCCCGTATCGGTAACAAATCCGTCGATGATTCGTGCCTTTGCAAAAGAGTACAACATTGATATTGCACCACCAGCACCTGAACTTGTTGACGGGCAGTTGCAGTTTGGCTTCGCCGAAGGTGAAATCAAAGATGCTGAAGCCCCAACAGAGGAAGAGGTAGCTAAAAGAACCGAAGGACAGTTGGAGTTCAATCTCGATCAAACGCCTGAACAACAAGCAACTCAAGCAGTACTTACTGACTACGATAAAAAGATTGCAGACCTCAAAGAGAGGATCAAAGACCCTAAGCTTAATGAAGTGCGGAAGGTTGGTCTTCAGGTTCGATTGAAAAGTCTTCAGAAAGCACGACGTAATTACAGTGCTGAGACTATCCAAATGGGTATGCTTACTCCTGACCAACAGGCACTCTATAATTCGCCTGATGTGGAGTGGAATACCCAACTTGATCAGATCCGCAACTCGTATGAGCTTACTCAAGACATCTCGCCAGTAGTTAGCAAGATCCTAAACGGTAAGCTAAATAATAAATACGTCACAGCTAGTACGTTTGAGAGCATCGACTCCGATCTTCTTGATGTCGTACAGAGTATGGCAGACGATATTATCTCCTTTGCTTCGGACACAGATAACCAAGTATCTGATAAGATCAGAAAAGAGACTCTTAGTTACTATGGGAATCTAAGTAATAGGATTGATCTTGTGCGCGAATACATTGACGAACGTGATATTGAAAGCATTAAGTACGATCTTGAAAAGGAGGGGATCAAAGTAACTCAACAACTCCAAAAACCAGAACCTAAACCCTATCCTGTAACCAATATCCTGCATTACCTGATCTCAAAGGGTAAGCTGAAGACGGTAGATATTGTTGCAGGACTAGAGGCTGAAGGAGCTACAGGACCTTTAACAAGGCAAACGCTTACAGGATTTAAGTACATTCCAGAAACTCGTGAGATCGAGTTCAATGATGCGGACGGCAATGTGATTTACTTCCCACTTAGCAACGTGGATATTTCTTCTAAGGAGATCCAGAAGAAGCTATCGCAGAATGAAGCAAATGCTAAGGCGTTTATTAAGGAAGAGAAAGCAGCGGCAAAGGCTGCTGCAAATGCGCCTGAGCCTGAAGTCGAACCTGAGATCCCTTTGGACGAGCGGGTCACAAGTTTCTTGACGTTGGTCAACGGCTATGTTGGTCGCGTCAACGAGTTGAATGGTAGAATTGAAACGCTCAAGAAGAGTCGTACTGACAAAGCTCGCGTTCAAGCTGAACTTAAAGTCATTCGTTCAGAAGCCAATCAAGCAATCAAGGATACCCTTACCTCGTTAGTTGCTGAAATCAAAGAGCGTAATGATTTGCAAGAAGGACTACGTCGTGAGATGGTAGACCAGATTACTGCATCAATCTTCGGCAAAGGTGGCTTCGTTCCTGTATCAGGTAGTAAGGCACAGTTCGGTAAGATCATCGAGCCGTCTGTAGGACTCAAGACTAAGTCAGTAGTCTATCCAGCAGATAAGTTCCGTGTGAGTACTGAGGAGGACTTCTTTAACCAGCTTGTCCAATCAGGACAAGTAGTAAACCTTCCTACTGTGGGTGCAACTATTGCATCCGCAGCTAATATGTTTACTACTAATAATGGTTTGCTTACATATCCCGCTTTCTCTGAAGCTATCATAGAGCGAGTAGAGAACGAAGGACAAGAGGTAGCTAATCCTAATGCATACATTAAGGATAAGAATAACTTACTTCGTGAGCGAGTACATAAACTATATCCGCCTACAGGATCAGTTAAATACGTATTTGAAGGGCCACAAGGCACACAAGTAAATGCCAAACTAGCTTCTCAATTGGAGTCTAAACGTGTCGAGCTATCAAACATAAAAACAAAAGCCGAAGCTAAAAATTATAATGCGTCAACGCAGATTGCTACAATTGAAAAGGAAATTGCTGAACTAAGAAAGAAAGTTAAAGATGTACCTAAATACAACATCGGTAAAGCGGCTTTTGATATGGTCCGCAGCCAAGAATTTACTGATCAATTTTATCCTGTTGAAAGAGGCTATCTAAATAACGAAGCTGTAACGTATGGCGTATTCACTAATGATCTTGAAATTACACGCGCACAGATTGCTGACGGATTACGTATTGTAATTCCTGCAAGCTTCAAAGGAGTTCTAAATCCTGCAATCCATGTTGCTTCGGATGGCGTTACTGTAGACGGGTACTTTGAGCCTGCAAGGGATAACCCTGTACTGATCGGACAGTACCGCAGTAAACTAGATACTCGACGCAACAGCAGCGAAGATCCTGATGATAAAGATAGAAGGACTAAATACGATGTTCGGGCAGAGTTGTTTGTGGATAATATGGTTAAGCCGTCGGACATTAAAAAGTTTGATTTAGGGACATCAGGTCTTATCAAATTAGTATTTGATGGGGCTACACGATTCCTAACATCAAATGCTTATAGTCCTAATCCAGATGTTAAATTACCGCTTACAACTGAAGGTATAGAGGACGCAGCAAGCGATGCCCTTGTTGATTTTACTTCCCAACTTAATGAGTATCGACTAGCTCAACACGTTGTTAAAAAAGTAATTGCGTCTCTTGACTGGAAAGCACGAATTAAAAATGAAGAAGGTAGAGAGCTAGTCGCAAGAGCCATAGATACTAATGTCTCAGATACCAAGATTGAGTTTGGGGATTTACCTCAAAATTTACGTAGACTTTTAATCAAGGAAGACTCCAATAATCTCACTGATGCTGTAAAGAATTCAAACCTTACCTACTATGTGAGGGAGATGTTTAGTGGCTTAGATGATAAAACGATTGCCAATAACATTGTAAAATTGGGTATCGGTTTCCAAGGCACAGACCCAACATCTGTAATGAAGCAGTATGGAATGTACCTATTCCAAAACGCCACGAATATCGAAGGCAAGTTTTACACGATGCCTGATCCTAGAAAATATCTTACGACAACTCAAATTGTTGACGGTAAAGCAAAGACTAATCTAGGAAGAGACTTCTTTACAATTGCAAATAAACACGCAAAACGCGAAAGAGCGGATAGTACGAACCTACCTTCAATAAGCATTGATGCTCTCCAAGAAACCTTTGGTGGTGACTTTGAGTTTTCTGATTTAATTGCAGGAGGCAGGCCCGATTGGCAGATTCTTTTAGACGCTACCCAGCAGCGTAGAGAGATGGGCTTAACCCTAAATGACTATACAGATAATACTTATAGTGAGCGTTTTGGTGTTGCCCTATCTCCTTTTGATAGTGTGTTCCATGATCGAGGACAACTCCTCGCTGCTGAGTTAGAGAACACTGTAAAAGGAAATAAAGAATTAGGAAAAGCCTTTAGGGATATTGCAAAAATGGTTGGGCTAGACACGCCAGCAGAACTTGCAAAAATATCCGATGATGTTCTTGTCAGTGTGCTCGCAAAGAAACTGAGTGATGATTCCCTGTTTAGGACAAACAATGGCTATGCAAATATAACTATGGCTCTTCTGTCTGAGACAGAAGTGGGACAAAGAGCCGCAGGACTAATGATCCTGAAGGGTTGGCTACCTCCTGTAATGATCGAGACGCGTGATAATAGACTTGTGCAAGTGCCACTGCGTTCTCCTTCTGAGCGGGAGAACAAAACACCTGCTTCCCCACCAACCCCACCTAATGCTTCCCCAGTAGGATTCGTTATTGTGGAGGAGGGTAAACGAGTTCGTGAGGCGGAAGCTAAAGGGCAGCATGTCACTACGATTGAAGAAGCTGAAAGGTATCAAGCCAATAGGGACAAGGCTTTAGCTAAAGTGGCTGGCACACTTACAAACTTAGGAGAAGAAAAAGCCATCGCTCTTCAGACTATCGAAGATGCTCGTGCTCGTATCTCCGATGGGTTTAAGATATTAGAGGCTATCATCCAACCTGAAGCAGGAGAAGATGTACTCAATCTAGCTAATACTGATTTTTGGAATAACAGCGGAACTGTAAATCGCATTATCTCTCGTTTTACTAAAGAACAACTAGATGCGCTCAACGGCGAAATAGGCTCTTTAAAAACAAAACTATCCAACTATGAGAAACTTCAAAAGTCAGGACGAAAGGAACGTACAAAAGAACTATCGCGCATTGACAAAGCAATTGCAAGATATGTTAAAGCTCTAAAAGATCCGCGCCTACCAAATGATTCAGATAAAAAAATAATCTTTAGGCAGAAGTACGATGAGTTAAGTAGCTTGAAGTATCATATCATCTTTAATGGTCAGGCTATTATTGATGGATTAAAAAACTCTATTGCACTTAGGCAAAGCCAAATTGATGGGATCAATAAACGTACAGGTAACGGTGCCGAGTTACTTGATTCGGTAATACTTGATATTGAATCAAGTTTCCGACAACTCAAGAATAACCGTGAGTATGTAGCTAGACTTTCAGATAAGTCAAAAGAAGTTATTGATATTGCTGTAAAGCGTATTGAGTATTTGATGTCATTACCTGAATGGGAACGGCTTGCCAAAGCAACGGAGAACCATCCCGCTCAACTTAGATTTAAAACGAAACTTACTCCAGAACAACGGAGTCGGGTTGATAAGTACATCAAATCTCTTGAGGTTAGACAGGCGTATGATGCATTTGCTACCCAACGAAAAGAAGATCTGCGTAACGCTTTAATCACAAACGGTGTTAATGTATTTGGTTCTGATCTACTCACAACATATGTAGATCCCGTAGACGTTGTGCCCTCCGAGTTTTTTGAAGAGGTGACCACAACGAGAACCCCTGAAGAGATCGCTCAGAATTTGCAACAATTTGGTGAGAGCCTTAGTGCCATTACTGGAGGGGTAAATGTCAACCCAAATGCGGTCGAAGTAACTGAACTGCCGACGCGAGTAACTGAAGGCGGTCAGACTAAGGTACTCAGTAAGGTACGTCCTGTATCCTACGAGTCCGAGATCCCATCCAATGCCGTTGACTATGCAACGCGGATGACCAACGAAGGAGTTGTCAGAGCACTTCCAAAGACTCGCTCAATTGAGCGCATGACGATTGACTTCTCCCTATCTACTCTTGATCCAGCACTCAGAGAAGTTGCCCGTCAGGAGAACATCAGGATGATGAACGAGTTGGGTCTCGTATCAGAGGACTCCAACAGTATCCTTAGGGCACTATCTGTGTTGGGCAATAGAGGCACAGCACAACAGCAAGCCATCGTATCTATCCTGAATGCTGCGCCAGACCTTATCCGTTCGGTGAACATCGGCATTGTCGATATGCAAGCGAGCTTTGCAGGTCTATACGACAAGTCGAATAACACGATTCTGCTTAACCTTAGCGAGCACAACGGTCGCGGTCTTGCTGACGTGTTGTTGCACGAACTGATCCATGCTGTCACCGTCAAGGTAATCAACAACCCTACGACGGCGCAACAAAGTGCAGCGGTGCAACGCCTTGAGCAGATCCGCAACTTCGCATTGGCTAACGCAATTAAGAACGGGATCGACACTGATCCAACGATGCAGTTGGGTCTGTCGAGTCTTGAAGAGTTTGTCACGTATGCACTTACTGCGCCTGAGTTTACGCCGCTGCTGAACGGTCTTACCAAACCGCAAGAGCGTACGATCCTTCGCCGCATGATTGACGCTGTACTTTCGATCTTTGGGTTTGAAGCGAAGTCGAAACCGCAGACTGCCAACGCAATCAATGAGCTTCTCGACTTCACGAAGATGTCCCTCGCCCACTCCAACACGTTCAACATGGACTCACGTTGGGCAAGCACGCTACCTAACGTACCGTCGGAGAACGCTAAGGCATCGAACATCACGAGACTCAAAGCTGCTGAGAAGATCCAACAGACGCTACGCAATGCGGCAGAAGGTAGTGACGCAATTCTCTTAGCTACTACAACACCATCAGGTAGAGTAGACGTCGTCAGCGAGATGCAACGCATCCTGCCTGAAGGTATCACGCTTGAGTTTGACAACACGATGTTAGGTCAGTTGGGCGCACGACGCTCTAAGCCTAATTCAATTATCGTGAACCCAGATACGGTCAACGATCTCGTCTACGGCCTGACTCCTGCTAACGCACGCTCTGCTGTACGCACCTTCGTTGACGAAGAGTTAGCGCACTTAGCATCTTACAGGACTTTCACTGAGGATGACTTCGCAAACATTGCAAAGGGCATGGGCGAGGGTATGCGTGGTCTCGTTGCTGATATGCTCTACTCCAACTCAGAGTCTGACTACACGAAACGTCAGGCAATGATCGCCGCTGATCTGGAATCAGGAGCACTGAGGGAGTCCGACATCGCCGCTGAATGGGTGCGCTCTGAGATGACCCGCATCGCTGTCGGTCGTTCGCGTGAGGAGAACCTTGCATTCCTTCGCACGAACCCATCGCTACTTGCTAAGTTCGTAGAAGCAGTAAGAGCATTCGTTACTAAACTAAAAGCTCAGTTTGCTACTAACCCTACGGCAAGCACTGCCGCTAAGATCTCAATGGCATCGCGTGAGTTCCGCTCATTGCGTAACGGCGGCGTACTGCCTGCTCCTGAACTATCAACGGCAGGCGAGTTAGGTGACACGACGCACTTCATCAATGCCGTCGAGGGCAACATCGCTGAAGGACAAGAGGATCGCACCAGCTTCAACCTGCCGATTGCATCTACCAACCCATCGAAGGTTGCTGAGTTCTGGAAGAAGGCGCAAGAGAAGATGTACGATATGCCACTTGAGTTGCGTAGGTTTATCAATCAGCGTGATGGGTCTCTCGGAAGTATTGAGTACACAATGTCAGACTTCGCTAAGAAATACCCTAAGCTGAGAGATGAAGCACTCAGTGCAGGCATTGCAATCGAGGACATCGGGACCATCTTAGGTACTACTGCTCCTGCTGTACAAGGCGAGGCACGCAAAGAACTGCAACGCAAAGTGCGCCAGTTCAAAGCGGACAATGCTGAAGACCCAAACATTACGAGACTAGCTGAAGACTACGAGGCAAAACTATCGCAACCGATTGCCGATCAGTTCTACGTTGAGTTCCGCAAGGAGCAGATGGCAATGGAAAATCAACTTAGGGCTAGAGGGTTTGGTACGTTAGTAGACTACCTTGTGGAGTTCCGACAAGAGATCAACAAGTATAAGCAAATCATTAACTTCGATGAGTCCAATGACGTGTACCTCACACGTACCTTCAACTACTTCACAACAGAAGGCTGGTCGCTAGCTGCAAGTAAGGGAGGGGTTGTTGAGATTGACGGCAAGACCGTTGACTTCAACAAGCTACGCTCCGCTGCCGCTGACCACTTTAAAGCAGAGGTTCTCTTTGACGCAAAGCAAGAAGGGCAGACGCTTACTGAGGAACAAGTTGCGAGTAAGACTATTGCATATCTTGACAAGTATCTAAAGAAGCTAGACGAACAAGCAGCAGAGTCTAAAGAACTCGGCACTTTCAATACCGTTAAGCGCGACGTTAATCTTTTACTTCACAAAAAAGATTTCGATGCGCCTCTACGAGAACTCTTAGGTGAGGTAACTGATCCGTTTGAAAATGCTGTTCGTACTATCTACAGTGTCGGACGACTTGCTGCCAACGATAGGTTCCTTCGCAACTTTGCAAGGGAGGCTGTTAAGACTGGACTAGCGAGCCGCGAGCGCACAGATAGTATGGAGTTGTTGTTCCATCCAAGTCAGAATGCTGAGTTAGGTGAGCTTGCAGGACTCTATGTTCGCAGTGACGTAGCTGCTGCTGTCAGACAGGAACTCGGACCGAAGAATAGGGATCAGGATACCCGTTCAATGGAGCTAATCAATAGCATTGGTAAAGGATTAGCGTGGGTATCAGGCGCGGCTGTCACAACGCAGACCTTAGGTTCCGTTGGTTTCTACCCTCGTAACATCTTAGGCGGCATGGCATTATCCGCAGCACAAGGTATTATCAATCCATTGTACGCTAGAGAAGCAGCGAGACTATCAATTAGGGCAAACATACTTGCTGCGGAATCACAAGAACAACGTGACACGATCCGTCGATTGACTGAGCTTCAGATTTTACGTGACGAAACTCGTGGTCGTATGGCGATGGATATGCTTAACGGCTTTACTGCTGGAGTGGACGAGCAACTAGATGACCTACTTAATGAACTCGTAGAGGTACAGGCTACAGGTGATATCAGCAAGATTGCTAAAAGGTTTAACCTAAAGAAAGGTACTAAAGTTACAGTCGAGTTTCTTGCTAGTCTGAACAATGTTATTGATAGCGCGTTCAAAGTTAATGCTTATATGTATGAACTTGACCAGCTTAAGAAAGCATACGGTACTGAGTCTCTTAGTTCATTGGAGGTGAGAGCTGCCCGTAAGGTTAAGCTCACGTTCCCAACGCACTCCGATCAAGTTAGCGTTGCGAAGTCTTTCAATAAGTCTCCGTTCGCTATGATCGTTCTGCCTTTCGTCCGATGGAAATCGGAAGTGCTTCGCACAATGATCAATACCGTACCTCTTGCAATGGAGGAGATCAACTCAGGCAATGACGTGATGAAAGCTCGCGGCATTAAACGCTTAGTTGGTTTCTCTTCTACTGTTGCAGGGGGCGGCACTGCATTCGGTCTCGTATTCGGTACGCTGTTCAGCCTACTTTCAGGGGGTAAGGACGATGAAGATAAAGCATTGGGTCGTGTACTTACCAATGAAGAACTTAGCACACTGCGTGAGGGCTTGCCTGATTGGCAAAAGAATCACGGTGTGTTCGCCCGATTGGTTGGCAAGGATGGCATTCAAGTTATTGATATGTCCAATATCTTACCACACAGTCAGCTTACAGATATTGTTAAGTTAGGTGCACAAGGTAATGTCAAAGGCATCGGAGAGTACATCGCTAAGGACCTTATCGGCACACAGATCGCAGCCAACGCACTGTTCGAAGTGTCAAAGAACCAAGATGGCTTTGGTAACCCAATCGCTTTGCAGTCCGACAACGTCGTTCAAGCATACGGAAAACTACTCGCACACTTAGGGAAGAGTGCATTCCTCCCGTCAATTGCTAAGAAGGGTTATGAAGTATTCCGATACGGGCAACAGGATGCAGGACTCCTCATTGCAGGTGAGCTTACAGGAGCGCGACCTACTATAATGAAGAAGTCGGATATCGAGTATCGTGCAATGAGTAAGATCAGAAGTGCAATGGATGAAGACTTGGCATTGCTCAATCCGATCTACTCTGCGAAGGGCTTCGATGTTGGTAATGTCGGAGACCAAGTGGGCAAGTACCAGTCAGCCACTAACGTCACGCAAGGTCGCCTCTATGATTTCATCCAAGGTATGAAGTCACTCGGCTCAACTGAGGAAGGTTTGATAACGACTGGCAAGAGGGCACGCATCAGCAACCAACGCTTAGGCTATGCCATTGCAGGTGAGAACTACTCATGGGTTCCGAACGAAGCAGCGTTCAAGAAGATAATCGAGAACAAGACTAGAGGCGGAGAGCAAGATCCTATGCCATTAGTTGATGAGCTTATTAGAGTTACTGTCCCTAATAAACCCATCAACTATAACGTAGCTCAACCATTCATTAAGTAATGGATGATCTCAAGTAGGAAGCAGGCTACAATCCATAGGAACCAGCCTCCGATTAGGAGGAGCAATAGCATACCCATTACTTTGCTCCTCCTCTAGCTGCTTGCATTGCGAGTAGTGCTGACTGCATTGCCTTGAGCTCCTTCACACTGCGTTCACCAAACCAACGTAGCATCTGGCTTTTCTCTGCGAACTTCTGGTGTGGCGACTTGATGTTCTTCTTGCTAGCAACCGAAGACACAAAGGAGTCTAGTTTCTTTGTGGTCATTTCAGTTTTAGTTTAGTGCCGAAGTTGTTTACCTTAACAGACCACTTGTTACTGCGTCCGCCGCAACGAGTATGCTCTACCATGATGTGTCCGTTGTTCATCTCAAGCTGCATACCACACCCGCAGTTGAGATCAGCAGTGTGCTCACAACCTGTATCCTTAAACGGTATGCTATGTATCTGACTATTCTTATGGTGTTGTTTCGTTATCTTCATTGTCTTATATCTATTAGTTGTTAATGTCATGGAGCTTGTGCACTCCGTCGATGTACGCCTCAAGCTCACGGCTCAGGCGTTCGATGTGGCTGTCTGAGTATGCGTCCTCAGGGAAATCGCAAGCGGCAATGACGGTGTCGATGAAGACACGGACGATGCGAGCGAGCTTGAGTGAGGGCGACTTGACGGACAAGCCATTGATGTAAGCGGTGCAGGTTAAGCCATGCTTGGTATTCTCGGCGTACATATTGACGACGGTGTGGCCTGCATCGAACTGAGTATTCTTAGTGTTCATAGTATTCATAGTGTGTGGTTGTTGAGTTAGTTATAAGGTACGGAACTTGTCAAGGTGATTAAGCGCATCACCTACTAACGTGTCGATAGTTCCGTAGCTATTGTACACGTCTAGTATTCTTTTACGTTCGTCTACTGGCAGTGTGTTGATCAAGCTTACCATTGCAAGCAAAGGGTCTTCGATCTTCCTATCATTGCATATCCATCTAGTATAGTGATTAGCACTACCTCTTTTCTCGACGCATAGATTAACAAAACCATAGTTCGGTATTTTACCTGCAACCATTAGTCGCTTAGTCATGTCGTCATCGAGCGGGTCGAGTCCAATATCATGTACCGCGTAGTGGGTCTGCGCTGGATAGGTAGGTATCACTGATGCGTCGTAGCTACTCAAAGGATCGTAGTGTCCTAGCATCTGCTTGGCTAACGGCGAGTAGATTGACATCGGTCTAATGTACCCACGTTCGATCATTACAATCTGGTATCCTTGTACTTTGGTGACGTGTGCATCTACCCCACCTCTACGCACCTTGCCAGTAGGCTTATACATATTAACTACAAAGTCAGTAAGGCGTACGGCAGTGTCGTCCCCATTCAGGATGTCGGTCTGCCACTGCACGATATCTCGCTCTACTTGCCTTCGGTCATTGATCTTGTACTTGCTGATGAAGTTACTCTTAAGTTGACTCATAGTATTATATTTGTTTAGTTTTTATTTGTTATAGTTCGGTGATCTCAAGAGCCTCGCCCACTTTAAAGTCAGCGACAGCACGTTGTGTCGTGAGCCAAAGCAGGGGGAACTCCACTTGCGGTAGCGTTTGCAGGTCACATGACCATCCGTCGGTGAGGTAGACCATCACGTCCATGTCGTCCACGTTATCTCTGACCCAATCAAAGGCTGGCTTGAATGCAGTACCGCCCCCGCCCTTCAGCTTGTTCGGTACGGCATCACCCTCTTGCAGTGTTACAACGTCAGCTACGACATGGGATACCGACAACAGGTGCAAGCGTTCAGGTTTGAGTTCGTCGAGTACGGCTTGTGCCTCTTGCAGGAAACGGTCGTAGGTATGCTGACCGATTGAGCCTGACGTATCCAGTACCAGTACGATCTCGCCAGCCTTCTTGTTGCGTCTGCCTGCACCGACAACTCCTGTTGTGGAATAGATCGGCGCGTTGAACGGCGCGTCCCATCCGCAACGTGACTTGCTTGTGAGCCACTGACGTAGCAGGTCAGGCCAACCTAAAATCGAGCCATGTCCGCGCTGACTACCGATGCGCTGACCTGTCATGCCGTTGTCAGACTGTTGCCTCCTATCAATCTCGTCAGCTATTAGGATACGATCATTGTCCTCTTCGATCTTGTCGATTGCTTCGGCTTGTGTCTCTCCGTCTTCGGCTTCTGGCTCAAGGTTATCTAGCGAGCCAGTACCTACGAAGTCGGAGAGGTCATCGCCGTCTTGCTTGTCGCCACTATCACCGTCTTGCTCGTCAGGCTTGCTGTCTTGCTTGTCGCCACTATCACCGTCTTGCTCGTCAGGCTTGCTGTCTTGCTTGTCGCTGCCGTCACCGTCTTGCTTGTCACCATCCTGCTTGTCGGGCTTTGGCTGTGATGGCTTGGGGTTAACTTCAGGTTGCTCACCGTCATCATCGTCTTGCTCGTCGGGCTTTGGCTGTGATGGCTTGGGGTTAACTTCAGGTTTCGGTTCTTCTTTAGGTTGTGGCTTACTCAGTTCACGATAGAGTTGCTCAACTGACTTGTCGCCAGACAAGACTTCGTCAAGCAGCACGCCCTCGATGAAGGGGAATACCTCACGCTTCAACTCACGGTTACGCATTGCGATCATCGCGTTGATGACGTAGTCAGCGGCGACGTTGGCACGATGCAAGTCAGCCATCTTGGCTAGCCTCCAGCCGTGACCTAACAAGGCATGAAGGGACTCGTGCACTAGCAGGAATGCGATCAGTCCTGATGCGTTAGGCTGGCGGCATAGCTTGTCGATACCTGCTTTGTTGAGTAGCAGGTAGCGACCATCAGTCGCGCCGTATGGGATTGAGTCGGACCACTTCCACTCCATCGACATGAGCTTGCTGTATGCAAGGAACCAGTGACGGCTGACGTTACGCATGGCAACGGCAAGTGGATGCTCCGAAGGGAACGATGTTGGATCTATTGTATTCGATTTCATATGTATGTATTTAGGTTAGAGTAAGGAGGGGTCGGACCTCCTGATACAGGTTACAGGTTAACGTAGTGTTTGGCCCATGCTTCCTCCAGAAGCATTGCCATCTCAGGAGTAATCCCAAAGTCACTCCAGTCGGATTTAAAGATAGTACCTTCCAGAACTCCAAAGCATTGCATAAGTCTGGCGGTTGCTTCTTCTAATAGTGTGTAGTTATTCTTGTCCATATTCGTGTTATGTTACAGGCCGAGGGCGGCAAGCGTCTCGTCTGCTTTGGTGATAGCCTTCTCCGCTTTGGCGGCGATGGTCTCACGCTCTGACTTAGTAGGCACACCGATAGGTGAGGCGGCAGCTTCGGCAGCGAGCTTTACTACCGCATCAATCTCAGGCAGGTCAAGGAAGTTCAGGTTCTTCACACGCTTTGCCTCGTCGCGCAGCTTGTCGAACTGCGTGAGGTGCAAGCGGTCAGCGTTACGCATCGCGTCGGTGAAGTCCTCGATCACCTTCTTGAGGTCACGAACAGGACCAGCATGAGATGCGCGGAAGTCCTCTTCGATCTGACGTTGGCTGTCTGCTCGTACCCGATTAGCTACCTCTTCGGTTAAGCCAACGAGCACTGCCTCATTGACTGCGACAGGTCGATTGATGACAGACAAGCGCATCGTGAACTTGCTTGCCACTTCGGTAGCAGTCGGGATGCTGACCTCAGTTGCGAAGCTAGCGAGTCTGCTCTTCACGATGTTGAGCAGGTCAGGGTACGTTGCGAGGATGTCCTCACGAATCGTGTCGAGTTCTGCAATGGCATCGTCGAACACGTTCTGCACTGCGTCCACATCCTTGATGCGTAGGTAGAACCCGCCAGTCTGGCAGAGCATACCGAAGCGGCGAACTGCAACGCCCGTCCGCTGTTGCAGACTGATTGCTTTGCCCACCGCCGTACCTTTGGCGGCAAGGATCGTGTTGTATAGTCGGGCCGCATCCTTCTCTGCACCTGCTGACGTGATCGCTCGTGCCGAAGCGGAGCGGTTGAGCGCAGTGGTAGCAGGTGCTGTTGTCGAGTAGTGGCAGAGCACGAGTGATTGAGCAGTGCCGAGGTTCAATGTAGTAGTTGTCATAGTATTGTATCTAGTTTGTTGTGTTGTTAATGAACGCTTCAACTATGCGGTAAGCTACGCAGATCCATTTAGCCTAAGATCAAGGCATGGGATTTAGGATGCTCGCTGAGTGGGATGCCTCTACGTTCAGCGGAGCGTGCACCGAACTCACGGATGTCACCTCTGCACTTGAGCAGTAGGGTAACAAGCCAGTCGAACCCACCGCTATGCACGGCAATCGGTATGTCCTTCACGCCCCTCGTTGCACCGCTCAAACAAGCCGACACAAGGGCGAACTGACTGGCAGGATCGTCAGGCACTTGGAACGTGTCAGCATTGGCACGAAGGGCGGCGATGTCAGGCAACTTGTCAACGTGTTGCAGGAACCCGAAGAACGCAGACGCTGCACGGTCACCGATGCAACCTTTGACTGCTTTGCGGTAGATGTCTCGTGCCGTAGTACGGATCGGCTCAAGCAATGCGACTGCCTCCCATGTACGAGGACAAGGATGCGGTGCTCCGTCATACGGCATGACGACAGGCGGGTTGAAGTGGTCGAGACCATCGCCGCCTGTAGTACCGAAGCGGAGGAACGAGGGCACATGAGAACCACTAGCGGTGAGCTTGGGGTTCGTGTCGTACCAGTCGAGCCAGTCGCTGACGTTAGGCTCAAGCGTGACTTTGATACAGCGTTCAGTGAACGGGGCATCCTCTACCGCTGAACGAGTACCATCGCAACGTCGGTTAGTGGCACACACAACGAAGACGTTAGTGCCTAAGGTATGGGAACCAATCTTCCGCTTGCCAGATGCAGGGTACAGGCTACGAAGCAAGGCTCTGACTTGCGAGTCGTAGTCATTGACCTCATCGAGGAACAGGAGGACAGGCCGATCACCGACTCGATCTAGCGTAGGCCAGATTTCAGGAGCGGAGAACCAGCCATCCCTCGTGACGGAGTCAGGCACAAGGTAGCCTGTCGTTTCTTGTGGGCCTTGTCCGTTGAGGTTGACTTCCCATACCTCACGTCCCATTGCAGGGCCGAGGACATTGCAGACCATTGAGGTCTTGCCTGCACCGCCTGACCCTACGATCATAAGGAAGCGGTCGATCATGCTTGCCGCTTCCGCAAGAGGCAAGAGTTCGGATGGTTTGATGGAGTTAATAGCAGTGTTTGTCGTTGTCATAATGTTGTGTCTATCTGTGTAAGGTGCCGACCATTTGTGCTGACGCAGTCGGTGTTGCGTTCGTGTTGTAATTCAGTTGCCTGAAAAGTTCAAGACATTTTGTCAAGAATTTGTGTAAACCCTAAGGCGGCATGGTATCTAGTCTCGTCGTCGATGGGCAAGCGTTCACCTACCTTATCTCCAAATACAGGAAAGACATTAAGGGTGTCGATGTCTATGCCCCTGTCGTCGCAGTACTCTGCTTGCACAATCATGGGCTTGCCGTTCGGGCACACGGCACGGACGATCCGTGTTACGTTTGCCTCGTTGTCGTTTAGTGTGGGTTCTTCACTCATTGGTTTAGTTATGTTGTGTGTTTGTATAGTCTAACCTTGCTCCCCGTCGCTACTGAGTCTGATCGACCATAAGATACCGTCGGTCTCTACCGTGTAACCTTCTGGTATCACTGCCTCTTGTTTGATGTCGTCCCAGAAACCTTTAAGGATGGCGATTTCTTTGAGGATGTAATAGCCTGTAAGTTTTTTCTTGAATACTTTAAGTCTCATTGGTTTAGTTATGTTGTGTGTTTGTGTTGTGCTCCAACTATGCGGTAAGCTACGCATTGGTTTGTCATATTTATGACTTGTTAGATGTCTGTTCCGCATATCGTGAAATCCGTAGGGAAGCACGATTCGGGGCTATTATTCCACAAAGGTTTTCGATCTTGGGTAATCTCAAGAGTTGCTTGGCCGTCGTTGTCTTGTGAATCAAGTGATTCTTGAGTGCCTTCCAAGATTTCGCAATGAGGATCTAAACCTTGTTCGTGCGCCCAATCGTAAATGTCGAGGCTTGAGGCTTGAGGATTCTCTTTCAGAAAAGACTCAAGTGCTTCTTTGTTTTCGTCCTCGATTGAGAAACGCTCCCAGATTGTGAATTTTTGGTCAATGTATATCATATGTTTGTTGTGTTATGTGTTTGTGTTGTGCTCCAACTATGCGGTAAGCTACGCATTGGTTTGTCATTAGACTAAGGTTGTCCCCCTTCTGGTCTCTCCTTCTACCCACTTGATCAACTCGTCGGTGTCGTACGCCTCCAGTAAATCGAAGTGGCGGTCATAACCTAAATCTTCGAGCATACTGATAAGCGACTCGCGTTCTGGCGTAAGCTCGAACACGTCTTCGGTTACATCATCAGAGGCTAGATAATCATTGTCGAAGTCATCGAAGCGACTGTACTTCTTGAAGTGGCTCTCGTATCCATAGTTATTGTTCGAGCTAGTAGCGGTGTGCAACCACTGCTTATGTCCGTAGTTAGTCGCGGCCTGCAAGGCTAGCTCACAAGCAATAGCCAACTCGATAAGGTTGACGATCTCCTTTGACTGATGCGGGCGGTGGTAGCCTGATGAGATGTTGACACAAGAGACGTGCAGCTTGCGTCTTGCTAGCTCGCCAATGTCAGTGATGCTACCTGTATCCTCTCCGTGCTTCGATGCAACAGGCAGGTCGAACAGCGCATCCATGAAGTCGTCACTAGCGCAGCACATACCGTTAGTATCGCGGATGATGTCGAAGGTACGATTGTTGCGGTCAGCTTGCAGGACAAAGGCCGCATTGGCGAACCACTCCATCGGCACGATAGCCGAGCCTAGGCAACCGACCTCCTCGTCACGGACGAAGACACAGGATACAGTGGGCAAACGATGTAGCATTTCGAGTGCTAGATAGATGCCACACTTGTCGTCACCGCCCGTCCCGCATTGCGCGCCGTTGCCGTCATACGCTGACAGGATATTGTTGTCGATGCTGAGCCGCATGAACGGCACATAGTCATGTACCTGATCCATGTGCGCAACGAAGAACGGATGGATCTTGGACGTGTCACCTTTGCGAACGATCATGTTGCCAGCACACCGAACCACGGTGCAGGATTCAGGAATCAGGGATTGGATGACACGCATTGCCTCATTGTTACACGCAACATTGCGTGATGGATTTTGGATTGCGAAGACATCGAGTAATAGTTGTGTATTGATTTTCATATTGGTTATTCTGTTAAACATCTTGATCGTCGTTACCTTCGACGGTGCCGTCAGTACAACGCAACTCCGATACAAGATACACACCTGAAGGATAGTTCGAGTGGTTGCGTAGCTTGCCATCGGAACAGAACCGATACATGGAATCAGCATACGGGAAGTAATCGTAGAAGTTGAGACGTTGCGGCACCTCAATGGAGATCGGCTTGTACTCTAAGCCGATGGACTCAGCAGTCTTGCTGAACGTAGTCTTGCGGATGTTATTCTCAGCGCAGAACTTCTTGAAAGCATCTAACGCATCGACGAGCTGCACGCCGTTGGACTCAGGAACGTAGAGCCTATCGAGATACAAGTCATCTGGATTACTACCTTTCCAGCACAAGGCGCGACCCTTAAACTCGCCGCTACCATTGACTAGGCGAACCATCGTCAGACGGTCATGTGATTGAAGATCATCGTAGATCTCAAACCATGCAGCAGACTTGCCTGCCATGCAGCTAACGAACTTGTTCGTCGTGCTGCTCTCGTTGTAGTAGACCTCTGAGATGGTAACATCGTCGGAGATGAACTCACAATGATAACCTTGATTGGCAATCGCGGACTCGATGCGAGCAAGCATGGGGTTAGTGACGAGCTGACTCAAGGCTTCTCTATTTAGGTGCTTCATCAAGTCGTTGACGCAAGAGACAATGCGCTTTGGGTCAGTGAACCTAGCGTGATTGTCGGAACTGTAAACGCTTGTGGTATGACGCGAGACAAACCGAAGGCCGCTCTTCTCGTCTAAAGGGTTGAAGGGTAACACGACGTTAGCCCAACGGGCATAGTCAACTAAAGACTGTGGATCTGTGGCGTAATAATCTACCTGTCTACCTTCTGACATGACTGGCGGTAGGTGAAGAGTAATCGGCAACCCTCGGTATGAGAGCTTCACATGCTCATGGAAGCAGTAACTGCTTATGGAACCGCAGTTGTCACGGACTTCCAATGAGTGAGATAGCAAGCGAGTCTTGCTATTGAATAAGAAAGCGTCAAGCGAGACGCGGATTCCCCGCGCTTCGTAGATCGCTTCATTGATAATGTCGATGACATCACCTTCGATGTCATCGTGTGTGATTTCTATCTGTGCTCTTGTTTTCATATTTCTATTTGTATTTATGGTTTAGTTGCAGTCTTCATAACTGCCTTGTGCCCTTAGTTAGTTAGTTACCTAACTAAGAGCAGCAGGCAATCAGTATCCTTAGTTAGGTTGACTAACTAAGGATACAGGGTTCAGCGAAAAGCTAAACAGCAGTTGGCCGTATAAAGACGAAACAGGGTTTCGTCGTTTTGCTTTTCGACAAATGACCTTGGAATCCGTGAGTATTGGATATAACCCTTGTCATCAATGGGTACATCAATGGGTAAGCCCTCAGGGAACGCAGCTTCCCATTCGCATTTCCCCTTTGCAAGGGCATCTGTCAGGGATTCAATAATGAGTTGTCGTAAACTACATTCTTTGTTTTTCATATTTTTATTTATTATGGTTTAGTTGCAGTCCAACATGAACTGTCCTATGCCCTTAGTTAGGTGAGCTAACTAAGAGCAACGGGCAATCACCGCTTGAGAGGCGGCAAGTCGAATGCCAGACTGGATACCTTCTTAGGTAGCCACAGCACGATCTGGCGACCGAGGATTGGGGTTGGGGTTGTCATGTCTAGCAATGCCTTTGGATTGCGAGACATGAGGTATTTGATTGCGTTGTCTATTCTATTTGTTGTCATGTTATGTTGCAGGTTACTAACTGCCCTATGCCCTTATTCCGTTGGAGCGGAATAAGAGCAACGGGCAATCAGTATCCCTCCCAACGTCTATACGGACGCATACCCGCTTCGACCCAAGCACCAGCGTACTTACGTGCCTCTCGCTCAGCAGACTTACGACCCTTGAACTTCTTGGGTATGCTTCTTCTTGAGAAGTCGAACATACCCTCTTGGATTAGGTACTCTATCCCGTAGGTAGAAGCACCTCTAGCTACCTCATAGTGAGGTGGATTCATTTTTGTTTTCATATTTTAATAGCAGTTTACTAACTGCCTTATGCCCTTAGTTAGTTACCTAACTAAGAGCAGCAGGCAATCAGCATCCTTAGTTAGTCAACCTAACTAAGGATGCAGGATTACGGATTCAGGTTACAGGTTACAGGTTACAGGATTCAGGTTACAGGATTCAGGTTACATTGCGACGAGAAGACCGATGAGGGTGTCGATGCCTTCTTGATCTAATGCCTTCGCCATGTGAGCAAGCTGTTGCGGCGTAACCTTGCCACTCGCAGGCTTGTCCGCCTTTGGCTTGTCCGCCTTTGGCTTGTCCTTCGGCTTGCCCTTGTCGGATCTTACGCCACGGATACCGAACAATTCTCTATCAGCATCGCGGGCAACAGCACCTGCCCACTTATCACAATAGCCCTTGGCTAGCGCGAAAGCACAGAAGACTTCTCGGAATTCTAACGGAGCCGACTTATCTTTCTGCTTATTCCACATCGCAAGGAACGCTTGCATCAAACTCGTTTCTCTTTCCCACACTCCCGCCATAAGTGGGAGAAGTGATGAGAAGTCCACCTTTGCATATCTATTTACTTTGTTTGCTTTGTTTGCTTTGTTTGCTTTGTTTGCTTTGTTTGCTTTGTTTGCTTTGTTTGCTTTGTTTGCTTTGTTTGCTTTGTTTGCTTTGTTTGCTTTCATACGTTTGTGTGTTTGTGTGTTTGTTTGTTTGTTAGTTAGGTAACTTAACTAGCGTCACCCTTCATAGACTAGGGAATAGCCCCGTCCTCGCCCCGCGCATGGATCATGCAGCAAGAACCCTGTATCCTGTATCCGTCATCGGAATCAGGCACAAGATGCAGGAATCAGGGTACAGGCTACGGGTGGGGGTGGCATGTTTTTTGCAGGGGCGGTACCGATAGGTAACTACGTGAGAAAAAAATAATTGAGGTTGACGGATAAGCAAAGAATTGGCAGAATGGGGGTCGCACACGCAAAATTCTATGGACAAAAGCTACTACGATAGGAACAAAGAGGCTCGCAAAGAGTACCAGAAGGCGTATTATGAAGCCAAAAAGGGCGATTTGCGCCGAAAAAGGGAGCTTGAAGCGGAGTTAAATCCTGAAAAGCAAGAAAAAAATCGCAATTATCAGCGAAATTACTACTTGACAAACCGTCAGAAGCTACTGGATCGCAAACGGTTACGCTATAACGACGCGAAAAGCGCGTAACCTGCACCCTGTACCCTTAATCCTGTAGCAAGATACAGGAATCAGCGAAAAGGCATCACGAAAGTGGTGCCTTTTCTGTTAGTATTATGTTAGATCTAACAGTTATCTAGCAGATTTAAGCACTCGCGCAGACGCAGACGCACGGTTCGCATCGCGGGTTTAGGATACAGGATTCAGGGTTAAAGTGTCAGTCAGAAATAATTTGAGAGGACTTTCAGCACGGGAGAAAAATCTGAAGAGTTTCCCAGAACACTGTAATTCAATGTAAATCAATAATTCAATTAAATTTCAATTAACTGAATTATTGAGATAATATGAATTACCTAAAGGAAAGAGTATTTATAAGGTTTATACTAACGGTAATTCACATTATTATTTTAATTGAACAAAATACTTGACGGGTTTTGGGTTTTGCCGTACCGTTTTGCTTATGGAGACTGCACGACGATTACGCCACGGCGACACAAGAGAGGATGGTTTTGTTTTTGTGGGCTATCACCCATCTTGCAAGGGCGGTGAGCGTTGGGTTCCGCGTGAGCGGTTTGAGTTGATTCGTTTAACGAGAGTCACGCGATACCATGAGACCAATCACCTTAGACTGAAACATAAGAAACCAAAGAACGAGCGGTTTGTATCTGACCTGTTTCCGATACGTCGTAGACGCAAGCCCATCCGAAGAATAATTCAGAAAGAAATTGACAAGCTGCCATACGCCCCTAAGATCGACTCCGATATGACTACACCACTTGACCTCACCGTAATCCCGAACTACTCGAAATATGCCATTGCCTCTGACGGCTCTGTGTTCCGCGTCCAGCCTGCGTCAAGAGGACGCACAGCAGGTATGCAACATCGTGTCACGCCTGTCATCCATCCTCGCGGCCATCAGTGGTGCGTACAGCTAACGGACGATGACGGTAAGCGGAAGCGTTTGCCGATCAAGAAACTCGTCATCAGCATCTTTGGAGACGCAGAAACAATTTCTTGACTTTCTGAATAACTAACCCCACTATCCAACCTGTGACGAATAATCCGCCAGTGACACCTTCAGGTCTCAACGAGTTTGACTTGTTGAACCTTGATCCCGATACGCTTACGCCGCCTGAATCGCGGTTGCGTGACGTGAAAGCTGCGCGTTCGATTTACGACACACTCCGAAAAGCAGATGAAAAGTCTTCAAGTAATCGTGCGCGTACTGATGCTATGTTTGATGGTGCGCCGCCGTATGATCAAAGGGTTCTGTACTCGACAGGCCAAGGCAATCGTACGAACCTAAACTTCGGCGAGGCGCAGCGATACCTTGACGTGTCGATGTCCGCCTACGTTGACCTCTACACCTCGCTTGACAAGCTGATGCACGTCAAGACGCAGTTGGGCGATCCTGCCGCACGGCAAGACGCGAACGACATTATTGCCGAAGAGTTGACGCAGATGTTGCGAGAGTGGCCCGAGTTCCACAGCAGCTACCTTAGGCTTTGCACTGAGTTCACAAAGCACGGCGTGGGCGTTGCTTACTTTGAAGACCCACACAATTGGAACTTCCGTGTTTGTGGTTTGGGCGACTTCCTGATCCCACGTCAAACCCCTGCATCCGAAGAGTACGTCGAAGTGGCTTGTGCCCGTCGTCAGTACCTCTTACACGAACTCTACGCCTTCATCAAGAATCCTGAAGCCGCAGCGAAGATCGGCTGGGACGTAGAGGAAGTCAAACGTGTCATCGTCAAGAACGCACGCACGTCAGGCCGTAACGGCAGCAACACCTACGCAGATTGGGAAGTGACCCAACGCGAGATGAAGAACAATGACCTCTATACTGGTTTAGAGAACACGACCGTTCAAGTCGTTCACATGTGGGTGCGTGAGTTCGATGGCTCTGTCTCGCTACTCATGTTTGCCGAAGAGACTCCGAAGTCCTTCATGTTCAAACAAACGTCGATGTTTGACAAGCCCGAACAAGCCTATGTGATGTTCTCGTACGGCGTAGGAACAAACGGCACGTACCATTCTGTTAGAGGCTTAGGCCACCGCATTTTCAATCACGTCCAGACAAGCAACCGTATCCGTTGCCAGATGCTCGATAGCGCGATGATGTCTGGCGCAGTGATGATCCAGCCTGAGACGCAGCGTGCGCTTGAGGACTTGTCGTTTACGATGTACGGTCCGTATTCGATCCTCTCACCTAACGTGAAGGTGATCGAGAAGGCTGCACCGAACCTGTCTCAGAACATGGTTCCTGCACTAAACGATTTGCAGAGTCAGCTTGCAGCCAATGTCGATTTGGTATCGACGTACGGCAACCAATCTTCCCCTTACCGTAACCAGCTTCAGACCGAACACGACCTTGCCGTTTCTTCACGCCTGACAGGCTCTACAATCAATCTGTTTTACTCTAGCTGGTCACGACTCCTCAAGGAGGTCGTACGACGCGCTGTGAGCAGTCCTAGGCGTAATGATCGTACTAAGGCATTCTTTGCCCGTTGCGCTGAACGTGGCGTGACCGAACAGATCATCAAGTCGATTGATCACAACAAGACTGTTGCTGTAAGGGCAATCGGTGCTGGCTCTGCTGCCAACCGTTTGCTCGCTCTCCGTGAGCTTAATCAAATTGCTGGCAGCTACGATGAAGTAGGTCGTCGTAACTTGATCCGCGACATCACTTCGGAACGGGTTGGTCGTGACCTTGTTGATCGCTACGCGCCAGCAAATCCAGAGCCACGAATGACTGTTGATGCGAAGATCGCTATGCTCGAAAATCAAGCAATGCAATCAGGCCAACCTGTTACCGTTCTCGATAGTGAGCTACACGGAATGCACCTACGCATCCACAATCCTTTGCTGCAACAACTTGTTGCTGGCATTGATTCAGGCGAGGTCGATCCGATGCAAGCTCTTCCGTTGGTTGAGGCAATCTTCCAGCATTGCGGGGAACACTTGCAGTACCTCTCTGCCGATCCGTCGGCAAGGGCGCAAGTCGCTGAGTCCAACCAACTGATGCAGATCGCGCAAGAGATCATCACTAACTTCAACCGTAAGCTGCAAGCCGAGCAACGCAAGGCTATGGAAGCAGGTCAAGCCGAAGGGCAGCAGCCGCAAGAAGGACAGCCAGCAGGCCAGTCTCCTACGGAAATGAAGATGCAAGAGCATCAACTCAAGATGCAGATTGCCCAACAGAAGGCGCAGATCGAGATGCAGATTAAGCAAGCCAAAGCAGATCAGGATCTTGCTTTGAAGGATGCTGAACGCGCATTGAAGCTTTCAGGCAACGCAACTAGCTAAATAAATTATTTGACAAACCGCGAACTCCGTGGTTTTATTCATTCATGCCTGCTCGCAAAGCTACTGTACCTAAGCAGTTGGACCACTGGTTCAATGATCTTGCCGCTATTGAAAGACTAAGGGAAATCCTTAATGACCCCATCTATCAGCTTGCTTGTGCTACTCTGACCAACGCTGCACAGCCGACTTACTCTACTATTGTAAGTGGCGTGAATAATGAAAATCGTATGTGCTGGTTAGGCGGGTACAATGATTTCTACCGTGATCTGCAAAAGCTGACTAAGCCTCCAACGTCACGCACCACGGTACCTGAAGAGTGGTCACACATTGAATAATCTCCTACCATAAATTATGAGCGCACCTGAAGCCGTACCAACTGAAGCTCCGTCAATGGAGTCCGCCCCTACCGACAACGGTGGGTTTGTAGAGTCCCTTGATTCGTTCTTCGATTCATTGGATAACCCACAGATTGAAACCCCAACGCCTGCTGCTGAAGCAGTAATTGAGACCCCAATCGAAACACCGCAATCTAACGACCCCCTCTCGGATCTTGATTTCGGAGACGACGCGAAGGACTGGACTCCCCAAGCAGCACGTAGGTTCAAAGAACTCAAGGCTGAGTTGAAGACCTACAAGACTCGTGCCGAAGAGCTTGAGCAGAGTTCAACGCAACAATCCAGTCGTTTGCAGGAGCTTGAAGCCCTTGCCAATAATCCTGAGTACCAGCAACTACAAGACCGTGTTGCTGAGTATGAGCAGCAAATGGTTATCAGTAAACTTGAGCAGAGTCAGGCGTACAAGCAACTTGTCGAGCAGCCGCTCATGCAGCTTGTCTCCGAAGCCGATGCGATTGCTGAGAAGTATTCAGTTGATTCCAACCTTTTGATTGAAGCTATCGCCAATAGCGATGAAGCCATGCAGGAAGAACAACTCTCTGAACTGCTTGCTAACGCTAGTGATCGGGACAAGTTCCGCATCTACAAAATCATTGAGGAGACCCAGCCTATCCTACAACAGCGTCAAATCCTACAGGAGAACTCTGAAGCGGCGTTGCGTGAAGCTGAACAACTTGAAGCACAACAACAGCAGCAACATCTTGTTGCGCGTGTTCAACAACGCCAAGAAGCAGCTAATGCCGTAGCCAGTAAGCTACAGAATAAACTGGCATTCCTTAGCGGCGTTGAGGGTGTTGACTTAGCCGCAATGGCAAACGAAGCCGCACAGCTTGATCCATCGTCGCTTGATCCTGTAACTGGAACCTATCAGGCTATGGCTGCAAAGCTACTGCCAAAGATGGCCGCTCAGTACATTAACCTGCAAAAGGAGATTGATTCCTTGACCTCTCGCCTTGCAGACTACGACCGCTCCGCACCTAAAGCAGGCGGCGGATCGCTCAATAGTAGCTCTGCCCCTGCTGCATTGGATGGCAAATCCTTTGTCGATGCCGTTGCTGCTGCCTTCGGCGGCTAAATAAAAGTTACAGCTTCGTATAAAATTTGAGTTGACAAGTAATCAATTTTATACGAAGCTTCTCTCGACCTGAAATTTTACGAAGCTATCGGCTCGCTCCATGCCGTCCCGAAAGGGAAAACTTGGTTCTAGTAGTAGAGTGGATGTAAGGGTTACTTGAAGCTTGGGCCTATGCGCCTGTCGCCTGCTTCTGCGACAACCGTGTATTCTTCTTTAACTTTCAACAACCTTTTAACTTCTTAACTAACTACTCTTATGGCTGTAAACGCTGGACAAACTTTCTCGAATCCTACTAATTCGACTACCGCAATCGACACGATCCTCACTCAAGAGGCTAACCGTATCGGTCAAGACATCTATCGTCGTACCCTCCACACGTCTCCGTGGATGGATCTCATCAAGCAGACCTCATTCCCTGATGGAATGGGCTACACCCTTGGCACGCTGATTTACGACCGCGCCCTCCCCACTACTACCGCTAACGGCTCTACGCTTGCTGGCAGTTCAGTCTGGACTGGTATCGGCGGTGATTCTGCTGCTTCGATTACTACCTCAAGCACTCTCGATCAGATTCTGACTGGAGCGCAAGATACCAATATCGGTGCTGGTACGGGCAAGAGCTTCGTTGCTTTCGGTCGCCAACTCAAACAGTACTCACTGGAACGCGCTACCGTTGAATCCCCTAAGATCAACGTGGAAGACCTCCGCTTTGCTGCTTACCGTACCGAACAACTTCGCGCCATCATGGATGCCATGACGGATTCTACGAAGTATTCGTGGGAAGAGCGTTATCGCGATCAATATGACAAGGTTTCTGGTAACCTTGTTGTCTGTCTTGCTACTTCGTCTACTACCTCTACTTCCTACGAAGGAACGGCTACTGGTGGTTCTACTGTTGTTGCTCCTACAGCTAATGGATCGAACAAGATCCTCGATTCGATCTACTTCAAGTTGGTTCGTGCAGGTGCTGGAACGAACGCTTACGGTCGTGAGAATGCTCGTCCTGTCTTTGCCCTTGTCTGCTCGTCGGAACTTTCCTACGCGTTGCAAACTGAAGCTGGTTTCCGCGACGACGTTCGCTACAACAATTCTAAGGTCAGCGATCTGATCGCACCGTTGGGTATCGAGAAGTCTTTCCGTGGTTTCTATCACTTGATTGATGACCTTGCTCCTCGCTTCACGCACTCGACGGACTCTGGTTCTGGAACCCTTACTCGTGTCCAGCCTTATACTGCAACGAGTGGTGTTATCACCCTCAATACCTCGTATGAAACTGCTGGCTATGAAGCAGCCTACGTGCTCCACATGGACGTTATGGAGAGCCAGATCCCTGAGCCTATCTCTGGCTCTAACGGTCTGACCTTCGATCCCGTCAACTATCGTGGTAAGTTCAACTGGAAGAACATTCCTTCAGTTGACCTCAATCCTGATGGCACAATTGGATTCTTCCGTGGCGTTCTTGCTAGCGCAACGAAGCCGATCAAAACCGAATTCGGTTACGTGATCCTCTTCAAGCGCACCAGCACCACTCCTGCTGCCTAAACCCTAAACGCTAAGGGGTATCCCTAAAAAGGATACCCCTTAGCTTCATCTTTTACCTACTTAAAACTTATGTGTCCTCCAAGCCTCGACGATCTTCCAACACTCGCTCAAATCGCTGTGCCAACTGGCGATGACTTGCTTCCAATCTACGACTTGACGGGCACTGGCTCGTCTAAAGTACGTAAAGTTTCTTTGAACCAGATCAATGGCGTTAGTGCTAACGATGTTGTTCTTGGTGCTGGCGATGGTGCTGTAGTTGCAACACGACTTGTTATCTTTTCGGGTCGTACTGCTGCAACTGCTGCAACTATTCCTGCGGCTAGTGGCGTTCTTCGTGACATTATCATTCAGAATGCTAATACTTCTTCAGGCGCAGTTACTGTGACTAGCCCTTCGGCCAACATATACACCTCAGCATCGGCCACGCCATCTGCTACTAGCGTTATTGCTATTGCGACTACTGCACGCTATCTTAGCGACGGAACCAACTGGTACCGTACTCACTAAACCCTAAACCCTGTATCCTGTTTCAAGACTCTTGCCTTATGTATCTTTACAGCAGGCATCTTGAAACAGGATGTAGGAACCCCTTTCTAAATTATGCCTGCCTATCTACCTATTCCTGAAGGTCTCCAAGTGCCGAAAGGCGAGACCTTTGACCTTATGACAACGTACACGATTGACGAAGGTCAACTCTACCCTATTGCTGTAGATGGTATCCCCTTTCCAGATGTCGAAGCACCTGAAGAGAAAGCCGTTGAACGAAAGGAAATGGCAACTGGCAAAGAGATGCCTGAAGGACCAAATTCTTTTGCTTCCGCCGTTGAGATGGCAATGAAAAAGCCAATGAAGTAAGATGTTTGAGCGTTGCTTCAACTCAGTAACTGGGTCTGCTGCCCCTGCTTTAGGGGTAGTAGTCTCATTTCAAGAGCAGCTTGACGCTCATCTTCGTACTGCCTCTTTGGTATTGGGCTTGATCATTGGTTTGATCTCCCTCTATAACGTGATCCGTAAGCTCTAATTCTATGTATATTCCAATTCCTGAAGGTATTCAACTTCCGTCTGACGCAAATGTCAAACCATTTAAGTTAGAAGGAACATTTATTTCTATTGGTAATAGTCTATTGCCATTACAATTAGGTGGCAAACCAGTTATGCTGGAGAAGGATGCTGGTGAAGATCCTGAGCATGAAGCCCAAGAAGGTCCAGCCTACGAGGCTTCTGAATCTGAAGGACACGAAGGTGAAGGAGAATGTTGTAGTGCTTGTGGTGGAAGCGGCAAAATGGGTGGTATGGAAGATATGGAGGATATGGGTGATATGGGTGACTCTAAACATAAGGGTAATTCATTTGTTATTGCCATTGAGCGGTCGATGAAGCGTAAGTGATTTTTGCTTGACTAGCTGGTCAGTAAATAGTACTCTTTCCAGATGAAGACTACTATCATTGGAATCCTCACTATTGTTTCTAGCGTCAGTTTCACCGCTATCTCTTTCCTGAAGACAGGTACGTTTGATATTGGGACGCTCATCACTAGCGTTACTGTTGGCGTTGGACTTATCAAAGCTGCTGACGCGAAGTAATGCGCTCACAGCAAGTGCTCTTACGCGCTTTGAGTATGCCAAATGGCTGCTTAGGTAGCGCGAAACAAAGCTGGTTCCGTTCTAAACTGAATGGGATCGGCTCTTTTCTATTGGAGATGAGCTTGTTGAACCAGCCAAAATGAACAAAAAACTTGTAGCAGTATGCGTAGGCCATAGCCGTGCAGGCGACAAAGGTGCAGTAAATGTGGATAACGTAACAGAGTGGTCGTTCAATCAACCGCTCGCTAAACGCGTTTGCGAACTAATCCAGCAAACAGGTCACGATGCAGTGGTGATAAGCCTGTACAATGGATCAGGCTACGGCACTGCTATGAACTGGCTAGCGCGTCACTTGCAGGAGATCAAAGCAGACGTAGCCGTAGAGCTACACTTCAATTGCTCCGACGACGGCAAAGCCAATGGCTATGAGTTCTTGCACTGGTTCAGTAGCCCCAAGGGACTAAAGCTTGCCGATGAGCTAACCCAAAGCTTTGCCAAAGCGTTTCCACAACAGAAGAACAGGGGCTTGAAACAGATCAATGCGGATGATCGTGGCGGTCTTTTTTTAAGTAAGACCCACTGCCCTGCTGTAATCTGCGAGCCTTTCTTTGGTAGCAACGCCAAAGAGAACGAGTTCTTTTTTGGGCATAGGGGAGAACTTGCTAGGGCGTACGCCGATGGAATCTTAAACTGGTTGGCGAGTAATGCGTTAAAAGCTATACAATAGCTTGACATTTTGTGCGGCTTGCCGTACCTTATCCGACGTAATGCCTACCGCCGTTTACGATATTATAATCCCAAAAGGTGAAGACTTCAACTTCTCAATTCGGATTCTTGACTCATTGGATGAGCCTGTCGGTTTAACCGCGCCTTATGGCAAGGCTGAGATTCGTGAAGCCGACCGTAAGCCTTTAGCTGCCGCCTTTACCATTACGTCGTTAGGCAATGGGACAATAAAGCTATCCCTAACTAGGGCACAGACACTAACCCTAGACACGAACAAGCGTTATTTGTGGGACTTATTCTGGTTTGACACCAATAATTTGTCCCATAAACTACTTGTCGGTAATGCCGATGCTTATGCAAACATCACTAATCTAACTTAATATGGCTAGTACAAAGAACAATAATTTCATTCGTACTGTAGACTCACAGTCACTAACGCTGTCCTTGAATGGTCCTGCTGGTCCGTCAGGCCCAAATACGATTACTTCGCAGACTACTACTTCACTCTCAACGTACGCTAATGAAGCCGCTGCCGTAGCAGCTAATCTTACATCTGGAACAATTTACAAGACCGCTACAGGCGAACTTCGAATCAAACTTTAATCCCAACTCTATACCTCTATGACAAACAATATCGACAAACAAAGCTTCGGCGAAGCTGGATTTGAAATGCGTACTGGTTCAGCCACATTCACTACGGATGACTACTGCGCCATTAGCTTTGTAACTGATTCTACGCTTACAAGTATCGCTGCCCCCCTCAATAGCGCAAGCAGCGTAGCCGTAACGGGAATTACGTATCCTGCTGGCTTCACCATTTTTACCCCGTTTACTTCTGCCGTTCTTGCAAGCGGCACAGCAATCGCTTACAAAGCACTCTAAATGCAATTAGGCTTAGGCAATAATCTGGTTAAGGCTAAGGGTCCATCTAATCCAGATGGATTATCGCTGGATCTCCAGTTTGCTGCTGACAAGACTCTTACTGCGCGTAAGGGGCCGACACCTGTTTTTACTCGTGCGAGCGGAGATAATGGAGGTACGACTTACTTTGGCTTATCTGTTATAAATGCGATTTTTACTTATACAGACATTGACTATAACGTAGACATCCCGCAGGGAGCAACTGTGACAAATGGAAAGTGGGAATGGTCTAATGGAACTACACGATTTTATTACACCGGAACTGCTTGGCAGTTATCCACCGAAGGTGCAGTAGTAGCTACATCAGCCCCTACCTCAACATATTTCCCTCATTTGGCTCAATGGTTTGGCCCTATTGTAACTGCAACTAGCTCATTTGACATTGTAAAAGCGGCAAATAATGAACCGCGATTTGACTATGATCCAGTAACGCTTATTAGCAAAGGACTACTCATTGAGGAGCAGAGAACAAATTTATTATTCCCAAGTGATGCCTTAACCACTCAGACACGCACTGTCACTGCGGTTCCCCACACTCTAAGTTTTTACGGGACAGGTACAATTATTTTATCAGGAGCAACTATAGCAACGGTTACTGGAACTGGAGACTTTCCCACAAGAACCAAGCTAACATTTACACCTTCTGCTGGCAGTCTTATTTTAACTGTAACTGGTACAGTTGAGCTTGCACAACTTGAAGTTGGAGCATTTGCCACTAGCTACATTCCAACTGTTTCTGCTTCTCGGACACGCTCCGCTGACGTTTGCTCGATTAGTGATGTTTCAACATTTTATAATTCATCTGAAGCAACTCTATTTGTAGAGGCATTAGTTGGAAGCACTTCTTCCTTCCCATCAATAATTTCATTAGATAATGCATCTAGTAGTAATCAGCTTGCTTTAGCTGCATTCCCATCACCTAATACAGTACAAGGATATGTTGTATCTGGTGGAACAACTTCTGCTTCACCAAATAGGCCACTCACTTTAGGGACTTTCTTCAAAGCGGCATCATCCAATAAGCTTAATTCTTTTCAAATTTCAATGAATGGAGTAAATGGAACTCTTGATACGTCAGGAGCAATGCCAGTTGGGATAAGCAAAATGAATATCGGAAGGTCTTGGAATGGAAATGCAATCAATGGGTATCTTAAATCAGTGAGAGTTTACAAAAAAGCAGTTACTGATGCAAAACTAATCACCTTAACCACATGATCGACTACCTTCTCAAATTCCCAAGCAAAGGAATTGCTGAGCAATTTGGAATTGCTAACGGATTCGCGCAGCTTGACAAAAAGTCTGGCGTAGTTGTCTCGTCTCTTGCATCCCACACCCACGCACTGTGCTTGATCGGCGAGCATAATAAAGACGGCAACTATTGGGTTCTCTTTCGCGATCTTGTCGGAATTCCGATTCCTAAAGGTGGCGAGCAGTTCATCTATTGGGCAAGCGACTTTGTTGTACACGACGATGCAGGTAGCGAGATCTCTGTACCACGTCCAGAATTCAATCCCGACGTACCGAATACCTTTTGGGCCTAACCCTTTATCCTGATGCTTGCAGCCAACTACGACATTACCTTAGACCGCGCAGCGGATTACAGCTTCGTGCTTACGATCAACAATCAGGCTGGTGCTGCTGTTGATTTGGGGTCGCCATCTAATGCTACGTTCTATGCTGATGTCCGTGAAGTCTTGACAAAGAAGGAAGTGCTTGACCTTACGCCCACTATCTTAGGTACTGCAACTAACGGACAAGTACTTATTACGATTACCAAAGCCCAAACCAAAACGCTTAAAGCTGGCAGCGGCATCTATGAATGGGATCTCTTCATGGATCGTGGCTCGCCTACAGTACGTACCAGACTCCTTTACGGCTCACTCACTGCACGCGCACAAACTACTAACGACGCTTAACCATTATGCCTTCTGATACGTATACCCTCATCATCTCCGACGTTGGCGTTAGCACTCCGTCTGACCTATCCGTAACTACAGGCAAAATCGCCAACCTCGCTGTGACTACGGCTAAACTTGCTGATGGTGCAGCTACGACTGCTAAGATCACAGATCTCAATGTGACCACTGCGAAGCTCGCTGCTAGTGCGGTTACGACGGCAAAGATCGCCGACCTCAACGTATCAACGGATAAGCTCGCGGCTGGCGCGGTCACGACTGCAAAGATTACTGACCTAAACGTGACCACTGCGAAGATCGCTGATTTAGGCGTAACCGCTGCGAAGCTCGCTGTTGACGCAGTCACGACGACAAAGATCCTAAATAACAACGTCACTCTCGCCAAGATTGAGACAATTGCTGGCGGTACGATCTTAGGCAACTCGACAAGTAGTGCTGCAAGCCCATCAGCACTTAACTGCTCTACCTTTGCTTTTAGTTTACTTGATGACGGAGACGCTTCTACTATGCGTTCGACTTTGGGCTTAGGTGCTTTAGCTACACAAAACTCATTAAGTGTAACCACAGGCGGTACAGGTCAGACAGTATACACTACTGGCGATATTCTATACGCGAGTAGTTCAACAGCATTAAGTAAACTCGCAGACGTAGCTACAGGCAATGCGTTGATTTCAGGCGGCATTGCATCAGCTCCCCTGTGGGGTAAGATTGGTTTAGCTACTCACGTTAGTGGTACTCTGCCTGTTGTAAACGGCGGTACTGGCGTAACCGCTGCTTCAACTGGTAGTGGTGGGGTTGTTCTTTCGACTTCTCCAACTTTAACAAGCCCGACTTTAACAACCCCAGTATTAGGAACTCCAGCTTCAGGTACGCTTACTAATTGTACGGGCTTACCGTTGGCTGGAGTAGGTATTGTTACTGGTACTTTTTCATGGACTTCAACAGGAACAACTCAGGTTAATGTTCCTGTAACTGGAATGACAGCTACTTCTAAAGTATTTACACAACAGTACGGAAGTACAGGAGTAGAAGCTCACGTACTTATGCCTCTAGCAGCAAGCGGTGGCTTTACCGTTACTGCTAGTGGTAGTATCTCAGCAGGTAAAACTTATAATTACTTAGCTATTCTTTAATGCCAATCTCAGCACTACCTCAAGCACCGTACAGGCAGGACCGTAGGACATTTCCTACGCCGCTTGTTACGGATGTATTGTTCAGTGAAATCCGTGACGGTAACATGCACGATTTTCCTTTATATGGCACGCCGCATCCTAATAAAGATAAATGGCCGTACCACAAGCTGATCTTCATCAAGCCCGTTGACATCGAACGCAATCAGATTTTCCAGTTCTTTTACGCTGCTGATCGTGAGAATCAAGACCTCTACAATTTTTCCTCAGGCTACCGTAACGTAATTGGTAATGTTGGTGGTCGTGAGTTTCGTGTCGTGCTACGTGAGTACGTCACGCTTAGAGATGAATTTGATCCTCTTTTTCCTGAATTTGGCACACCAATGCCCAATGTGCCTGAAGGTACGTTTGACAATATCGAGTACGTCTTCTTCGACAAGCAGCAGAAGAAGATGGATCAGGCAGAGCTTGATTCGCTTTACGTCGCTGAAGTGCGGACGTACATTGAGCGTGCCTTCTTAGACGAGAAGCTGTCCTTCTCTGCTGAGAGGCCAATTCTCACGCCAGAAAGATTCAGGGCTACGTTACCTACTGTCGTAACAGAAGAGATCGTAGAGGGCAAAGCATCTTTGCCAGTCCCTACAGGAGATCAGATTTCGATCAGCGAGGATCAGATCAATCCTGACATCAAACGGGTACGTACGGTTTCTCGCTCCACTTCAGAGGATGACGTAACACTTGTTGGAACGCGTGCCTACGTCGAGCAGACTGTTGCCTCTACGACTGAGACATATTCACAATCTGAACTAACGGCAGAAGAGGGTCTTCTTGTGGTACAGTCCCAAGTGACCCCCTTAGGCGACGGCAGCTACATTCGTGAGACCGTTACCGTAAATGAGTGGCCTGAACTTGTCGGCTCTGATTGGGATAACAACGTCAAGGCACAGGTTAGGAAGATTCAGCAGTTTGTCGATCCGCCTTCAGAAGCTGATCTATACGCGCAAGACACTTCGTTTACACCTGTAACTAAAGATAGATTCTTACGCGTCACTGAAACAGTACCTTATGAGGTAGTGGCAGGTTACTTTATGACCTACAGTTCTACCGTAGACATTAACCTACCTAATGTATTACGTAGCGTCGAAGTAATCTGGTCTGCTGATAATGCTGTAGGGACATACGAATCAAATTGGGACGGTAGTGCGATAGGCAACGATGTATCTCTAAGCGGTTCTGAGAGGGGAGAAGCTAATGGTTCTGCCTCACAGGAGCCAGAAGTACTATTAGATATTGAGTATCCGTGGGGTCAAGACTGTCCGATTAACATCCATGTCTTCTATGTGAAGCCGACAGAAAACGCGTATGTTGAGGGACAGTATACTGCTGGTTCTTTTGTAAGCTCAGATCTTGTTATTAGTAAACTAATGGAGAAGTCTCCGTATAGGAGTTCTCCTTCAGGAATGAAGCGTTGGCCTGTATTTAAACCTCAATCTCATAGAATCATAACGAACGCAAAAAGAGTAAACGTATCGGCACAGTGCAATGGATCTTTTAGTTATGCTAAGAGCGATCAGCAGGAGCATAGAGATAGCACTAGCGGCTCTGGTTTTAGCGTAGCTGTTGATACTACTATTAACGTAACCAATGTGCCCCCGACACTGCACCCACTTATAAATCTGTCTGATGCAGCAGATAGGTACGTAGTAGCTAGTGCTTCTTGTTCCGTACAACTTCCATTTGGCGGTAGTGCAAATTCAAATGCGTCCTCCCCATCAAATATATTTGCAAGTGTAAATCCTAAATCACTCTCCGCCACTTACCCACAAGACATCCCTAGATCTGGATACTACTTACTGCGGTACCAATCCGAACCGTACAAATGGGGCTGGCACAGAGTAACCGCTTCTGTGATTGATGCTAGTTTGTTTGCACGATAATACTTATGGACGAACCCTTTATTCAAAGAGGCCCGTACGACGGCAACGCTGACTCATCTAACGGCAGGCCGTTGAACGGCGAGTACTTATCCAACAACAGACTCGTCAACGGCAACTACGCGCCTAGAACCAACCGACAGGCGGCTAAGGATCTGGCTGCGGAGAACGGTGTCGATACAGCACGTAAGTCAACGGATGAGATACTTACTGACGTTGCTATTAAAAAGGGTGCTCAAAACGCGGAAGATGTTAAGCGTAGTATTGATGAGTTTGAAAAAGAGCAAACCCAAAGACGTAAAGCCCCACCGTCAAACCTAAATCCCGATAAGCCTGATAGGGAAGTAAGGAAAAAATTTCCTGTCGTCCCGCCTGCGCCGATGCCCGATAAGCCGTCTCGTGTTACAAAATTTGCGACAGAGTTTTATTGTTGGAAGGACGGTGTAGTAGGCACGATTGTTTTGACAACTGACTTTGCCTTTAAGCCTTTAGACTGATGTCCGACTTTTGCTTAATGGCTCCTAAGGGCAGTGGGTATTCAACAGCACCATTTTACAATTTTGGATATGGGGATAACACCTTTGAAGAGTATTTAGCTAGTCCAGCTATTGTTAAGATCACGCCACAAATAGCTGGTAACTGGCTATACAATGTAAAAAAGCTGTCTATTTCAAATGCACAACAGTTTCAAGGCGATCCTGAGGGGGGCATATTAGTCGCTACAGGCACGGCTACTACGTCGCTCACTCAAAAAGACGTTGGTGCTATAGAGATTCAAGGCGGCATGATACGCCCTAGAACTAGCTGTATTTACATACCTGTCGAGGACGTATATTTTGAGACTTTATTCGGGTGGTCTATAGATGTTACATACTCAAGCTTTGAAGGTTACGGTGACTTTTACTTGCGTACCCCTCTCGGCACATTTTTGGGCCTTAGCTTTTTTATGTATAACGACGAGTTCTATGCATATTTTGGTGGTGGGTTTCCTAATTCAAGAATAGAGGTATCTATGAACCAGATTACAGTACGAGTGAACAGTATATACGCAGAGGCTAACTGGGTGGGAAGCACCGAAGTATTTACGATCTTGGAGACTCAATATCCCGTCGCGTAGAAACCTTTTATTGACTTGACTTTACCCAACTAACCCAATAATCTCGCCTTATGCCTGCTCCGACAACCAAATCAAAAAAGCAAGTTGCCTATCTCCTTTCAAAAGTTTCGCCCTTGACCAGTAAGGAACAGACGAAACTTAAAGGCGAGTTGCATACGGGCAAGGTCAAAGTCGCAAAGAAATAATTGATGCCTGCTTATACCTTAAATCAACTTGCGCCGATGCTCGACAAATACGTCGAGCCTGAAGCCGATTTCAGGCTAAGCCTTAATCAGGTTTTGGCACGCATTTACAACATGGGGATCTACCGTGACCTCACCGTGCAGTACAGCCTGCCTGTTGTTGACGGTTGCATCACGCTGCCAGATGATGCTGACTCTATATTGCACACGATGGTTGACGGCTTTCCTGTCCCTGTCCGTTCGCTATGGCACGACTTCAAATCAATTGGGATTGGCAACTTATCTGTCAATCCGACGATCCAATGGGGTCTGATTGATGCTGGATATGCGCCGACGAAACAACTCTTTGATGCCGCCGTCTCTACTCTATTCATTGTATCCGCATCTGGATCAAGCGTCGTGCGTACTTTTTCCGACACTGATGGTAGCAACATTACTGTAGTAGGAAGTGATGGAGATCAGTTTTATACTGGTACTCTAGCCACGTCCCCATTCCGTATCACCTTTAGCACTCCTATTACGAGTATCGTCAGCATTCAATTTGACGCGTTTAACGGGATGTTTGATTTACGCACGACAGCCAATGACGCAGATACTACAATCGCAACCATCGGGCCTGACAGCGGAGTAACTCGCTATCGTCGTTTCCGCATCAACGGATCAGTCGATGGAAAAACGGTAGTACACGTTCTTTGCAAACGTAAATTCCAATTGCTTCAGAATGATAATGACATCGTGTACGTTGGAAACATTGGCGCGATTAAGCAAGGACTCTTAGGCAGTTTGATGGAAGACAACGCTGACATCGAACGCGCTCAGTACCACTGGAATCAGTGTATGCTCTTAATGGAAGAGGAAGCTAATTCCAGTAGGGGGGCAGCGGTTCCTCGCCTCAACATCGACCCATACGGAACAGGTATGCAGAGTCGTATGTTCCAAATCTACTAATGAAAATTGTTAAGCCTTCAGACGCGCAACGCAAAGTTGCACGCGCTGATTCAAAACAGATGGGTGTTTTGCGTAATTCTTTTTCGCGAGGCGGGGGCAACGAGATCGGTATGATGGGCGAGGTACTCGTTCAGGAACTGATTGGAGGTGATCGCGTCGGTGCGACCTGCTTTGCCTACGATCTCATTCTTCCTAATGGCGTTACCGTCGATGTCAAGACCACTAAGGCAGCAGCCGTCCCGCAAGCCCATTATGTCGCTCGTGTGTACGGTAGTGAGGATGACAAGGAAAAGCTGTGTAGCAAATGTAATGTTTACTATTTCGTTAGGTGTAACCAACAATTGACCTTAGCGACGATTGTCGGCTGGTTGCCTGCTCGTGAGTTCATTGAGCGTGCCCTCTTCCTACCAAAAGGCAACGTGGACCCGAACGATGGAAAACTTTCCTTTGCCGACGAGTTCACGTTGCCTATTTCAGAACTTCACGCGCCAACGGTTAAGGTGACGAAGAAGCGGTTGGGGATTTAGAAGTCCCCCCCTTTGTCAATATCGAAGTCTTTCGATAAGTCAATCTCCCAAACCTTACCGCCCCCATCGCCTCTGCTTCGTACAGGACGGATGGTCTTGTTGTGCTTGCTAACTTCTTCAAGCACGGTCATGCCGCGACGGACGAACTCAAGGTTATTGCTGTTGCCGACACTGCGACCGCCGTTTGCATCATGGAGCACAACGGTAAACTCAGTGAGCGTACCCCTCCACTTTGGCTTGTCGGTATGGTCACGCACCTTCTTCGCAAAGAATTCCACCATTTCAGCAATTGCTGAACGTGAGCTATTATCGTAAGCTGCCGCTTCAATAAACGAGTCGATGTAGGTCTTTACGCCAAACCGACTGGAATCCTTCACCTCTAACGGTGCTTGCCAATCCAGTAGCCACCTCAAGAAGAAGGGCAACTCAGTGGCGATGGTGTTCTCCACAAACTCGTTGGAGCCGAACTTTACCTTGTGCCCTGCATTGATACGAAGTGCGATGATCTTGTCTCGGTTGCTACTATCCAAAGATGGCAGTGCCGCAAGGGAGTTCGCATCGAGATTCAAGGACATCATCACTCTACCAGACCACGGAAGCGGGATAGCATCAGCGTACTTTGCATGATACTCAAGCCGTGGATTGGCGACGCAACGCTTCGTAAGTTCGACAAACTTGCGCTGATCGGCGTAAGTTGCAGCAGCGGTCTGGTCGTCAATAACCCATGCGGCAGATCCACAAAGGTCACGGTTGAAGTTCGTCTTGCCTGACAGGTAGTCCGAAGCGTCACTAAATCCGCCGACTGATGCACCAATAATCTTGTTTGTCAGTAGCGTCTTGCCGTGGCCCGTTGGTCCTAAGAGGATGAACAGTTGCCCTTGATCGAGTCGGTGATTCAAGATTGCCGCGTACAAGCGTTGATACCATGCGAGGAAATACGGCAGCGTTGAATTACCTTTGTCATCGTCTGCGAAGAACGGGATAACGAACTGATGAATCCACGGCCAGTTTGCAGGATCGCCGTTGTCAGCAGGCTGGATAGGCGTTGCCCTACAGTTGTTGAGAATCTTGCGACCGTTGAAGCTCACCACTCGATCCTTAGAAAACACGACAGGCGCGACTTCTTCCACACGGCAGTCGTTTGAGATGGACAAGATTGCCTGCTCAATCTCAGAGATCGGCTGGTTCTTCTTAGGTCTGGGGCTGAAGCCAACCTTACGGAGTTCCAGAATAAGCTGGTCCTTCGGGATTGCTACAGGCCCACCACCTAAGATCTTGTAGTAGCTCTTGCCGTTGAACCAATACTGGTCAATGAGATTGGACAACTTCTTCTCCTCAAACTTGTCAAGGAACTGCTTGCCTAAGATCTCACGCCATGACGCAAACCCTTTACCTGCACGATCCGAGTAGCAGATCATGCCGTCCTCCCGCACCTGACAACCGTCACGATCAATGCCGTCGTCGATCCAGAACAACGGACCCCTTGCACCGATTACAAACTCGCCCTTCCAGCGATTAGGGAAGCGACTGAGTACTTCAGCAGCAATCTCGTCGAGCGGCACGTTGGTATCCGAAGTCTTGATCGGCGTATCGTTTGCCGACTTGAGTAGGATAGTACGGGCGAAGCTAATCGGTATCTGGTCTCCGATCTTAGTCCAGTTCGTGCCTATCTCAAAGTACTGAGAAGGCTTGAGGCTGGTCTTGTCGAACCCCCCTAAGAGCATTGAGGCTTTCAGCGCATCACACAACCGCTTTAGGAAAGCAGGTGCAAGATCAGCGGCGATAGGCAACGGCGAGTCGAACTCCCATACCAATCGGATGAAGCCCGAATAAGTCTTGGATCTCCATGTTGGCATTGGGGTGCCGTCACAGCGGGTCTTCAGGATCTGATCTACGTTGTCCCAATCTACAGGAACGTCGTCGAAGTCTGCAACAAAGCCGTGTAGCTTATTAACAGGATTGTCAGTGCTAACGCGAGCAGAAGGCGCATCGCCCTCCGACATCGAATAGAAGCAATGGTCAGTAGTATCCTTCGCACACCACTCCCGATACTCCGCTTTGTTAGCGAAAGTCGGGCACTTGTAGTTGAGTACGGATAGATCGTCGGTTGATGACGTGGCGACAGCACGGTTGTTTTTGAGGTAGCGGTATTTCATTTGGAGTAGAGATCTAAGATGTGCCCTTCAGCGGCAACTGGAATATCGGGAATCCATGACGGTGCTGTGTGCATGATTCCGAGGATGTCAGCGAGTGCTTGCTCTGCGTTTTCTTCAGGAACCTCGCAGACCATTTCATCGTGTACGTGGAGGATTACAGGATAACCAGCAGCGTCAACCCGTAACATCATGTCGGAGAAAATATCTCGTGCTAATGCTTGAGACATATTTTCGGTAAGCACGCCGCCCCAGATGGCGAAGTCTCTCATCTGCCCGTTACGGACTAGCTTGCCGATATAGCGGAAGCGGTTGGTTTGCCCCAACTCTTTCATCCGCTTTAACGTGCCGTAGCGCATTGACCTGCCAGAAGGAAGCTCCAACTCAAACGGCTCACCTAAGGTATAAGCCATTGCCATATCCTGATCAAGACTACGCCAGTACTTGACGACAGACGACATCCTATCACGATAGGTCTTGACCGCTATCTCAGCTTCTGCCATCGGCATATTGCTGAATGCTGAGAACTTGTTTGGTCCCATCCCGAATCCACAGCCCAAAATTATTGACTTGACCTTCTGTCTTAGCTCCTTACTGAAGTCTCTAAGTTGTCCGTTAGCAGGATCATGCAAGCCTAACAATACACCGAATGCGTGGTAGATGTCTTCAGACTCACGGATAAGATCAAGGGCTTTTTGGTCCTTTGCCAGCCAGCAAAGCGTACGTACTTCGATCTGCGAAAGGTCAGCTACGATCAGCTTGTAGCCCTCTTTTGGCTTGATCATATGGCGGAAGTTCACGCCGAACATAGGATCACGAGGCAAATTCTGAAGGTTCAGGTTACCGCCACTACCGCTAAAGCGAGCCGTAGGGTTTGCACCGCAATACATGAGACCGCCATAGTACCTGCCGTCTGGCATTGTGCCTGCATCGAAAGCCTCTAGCTTACGAAGAAACGCGTTGATGCGGCGGTAGCTTTGCACAGCACGCGCCCAAGGACAGGCTTGCTGGTGGGCGGCGAACCACTTGTCAGCTTCATCGCTATCTTGTGCGAGTGATGCTGGCGGTTCAATCCCTTGCTTGCGGCACTGTTCGTTAAATGCTTTGCGTGATAACGGAGTATAGTCTGCGATCCACGGGATGCTTTGCTCTGCCTCAAATAGTTCTGTTTTGATTTGGCTTAGATTCTTCTGCAACAGATCAGTGTCAATTGGCAAGCCGCGCTGACCTACCTTTCGGTTCAGGTGACTGATCTTACGTTCGGTCTCAGACCATCTGTCTGACAACTCTTGCCATAATCTCAAGCAGAGTTCAGCGTCCTTAATCGCATACTCCGTGACCTCTTTCTTGAAGTCGTCGGTCATGCCATCCCACTGCTTGCCCTTCATGTTGTCACGAGTGGTCTTCGTGATCTCAGTACCGAAGACCGATGCCGTAGCGTTCTTGAGGGAACGCGGCAGACCTAAGAATGCTGTCATGTCAGCGGTGCAATGCCATTCAGCAGGACTGCACGACTTGAACCAGCCCACCTCCACACCGTATAGGTAGAGGCTTTCGTCGAACGATGCGTTGTGGGACAACACACGATTGCCCGTAAGTATCGAAAAGTCAAAATCGTCGGGATGTCCAGCGAAACGGAACCCGTCATCTCCAGCAATAGTTATCATGTAGGCATCGAACTGAGGATGAGAAAAATATCCTCTAGGGCCAAGGGTTGTGATGGAGCATTCTCCATCGTAGTAAGACTCCCAATCGAGGGCGTAAGTTTTCATTTTAGTATGTGGGCATAAAGGAACCTCACACGCTACACTCATTCAGTGTAGCGTGTGAGGTTGGTGTAGTGTTACTCAGGGTCTAGTTCAAAATCCAACTGTTCAACAATTGGGTTTGCGATGCGGATTCGATCCATCTCGTTGTCAATTGCTTGAATAACGAGTTGCAGCGAAGACTTCTGGAATTGAACTTCCTCAATCTGGTTGTTCAACCCTTTGATGTTTTCATCAATAGTCTTCAGGACTGCACGAATTGAATCGGCTTCACGCTTGAGGATCGACAGTGGATTAGGTAGAGCTTCCATTAGTTTGATCCTTTCTTTGCGCGGTTAGCAAATTCAATCGCTTCAGCAGGTACTTCGTTCTTCGTGATGGCAAGCGTTGGCACATACCAGCTATACTTGCCTTTCGACATAAGTTCAGTACCGAAGTTCCAGAAGCGGGAAGCAACTGAGATTGCGGGATTGAACGTCTGGAAGGTGAATAGACGCTTGTAGGTCAAGCGATACGCATCCTTCTGAACGGTGATACGACCAATCTGGTAGTTGGTATCTCCGATTGGGTAGGGGAATAGGCTGTCGTCGTCTCCTGTCTGTGGGATCAGGAGAATGATTTCAGCAAACTCGATTACTTCGTAGTTGCTATCAGACGCAATGTCCTTAGCTTCCGACTCTGAAGACACAATCTTTGGGATATAGTCTTCGCCGAACGGCACGTTCTCCTTCCACTTCTTAATCGCTCCTACCACAATGACTTGAGCTTTTTGTTCAGCTTCAAGCAACACGGAGTCTTGGTCAATGACCACTGCTCCGATTGGTCCCTTGATCTCCGACATCTTTTGGATGACGTTAAGTCGAGGGTAGTCGATGTCTTGCGTAGAGAACGCAAGGCTATTGTTGATTGGCGCGACCGCCAATGTTTCGGTTTCTACTACTTGCACATCAGTGCTTTCTTTTTTACTACTCATGGTTTCTGTTTTCTGGTTTACGATTGGTTGTTGCGTATGCTTACTAGCGGGGACAACCATAACTCCCGATTACCTCATTTGGAGGAAAGTGTGTATCGCGTCTTGCCTACTTCAACGATGCCAAGATCAATAGCTTCTTTTTCAAAGCTGTCAACGACAAAAGATTTTTTTCCTTTCGGAGCCTTTTCGTGCAAGACCTTAGAGAGTTGGTTAAGCGTCAAGTCGGCAGCTTCAATGACTTCAGTCAAGTCTAATCCGTGGCGTACTGCAAGCTGTGCGAGATAGTTTTTCTCTTTGGTTTTCTTGAGGGCACCCATTGACTTGAGCCGAAGTGTTTCAAACTCGATGCCATCGTGAGCCATTCCTGTAGCCTTAAACTTGATGCCTGCTGCCCAGTTCTCTACGATCTTAGCGACAATGTAGAGTTTCTCGATAGTCTCTATATCTTCAACCTCACCAGAAGCGATAGGGCCATCAGGCAAAAGATCAGGACGATAGCGACGAGCAACCTCAATGGCAACTGCACCTAATGCTGGACAGTGTTCTTCGTGCTGACAGAAGCGGCAGTTGACTGAAGGGTTAAGGTCGTCAAGATCAATTGTCTTGTTGCCCCATTTAGGACGTGTCGTTTCGGCGGCACTAACGACCTTGCTGATTCGGTCGCGTAGAGTCCCCATCTCGCTGCGCTCAAAGGTTCCGTTAATCACACCCCCATTACGGGGAACAAGGAAAGCAAAGTGGACAGTCTGGATGTCTGGGAAGGTTTGGAACACGCCAAGGGTGTACGCCATTGCTTGCCAGTTTTCACGCGGTGGGTCGATCTTGCTGATTCCTGTTTTGTAGTCGGCCACAAGAGCAACTAACCCATCCGTGGCGACGATGTCGCAAGTCCCGAAGGTCGGGGTCTTCGCATCAAGATCCAGAGTTAGCCGCATCTCACGAAGAATGGCTACTCCCTCAGTCCCGCCGTAAACGCACTGGAAGATCTCCTCCTCATCCTTGAGGAGGTGTTCGTAGATCTCTAGCTCTTCGTCACTCTGCAAAGCAGATGGGTTGCGTACTTCAAGTGCTTCATGGATACGTGTGCCCATTTCGGCAGCGGGATTACTACCTTCCTTGCCGTGGTATCCTGCACAGATGGAGTAGTACTTGAGGCTTGATGGGCCGAACTCAGCATGCGCTCGTTCGGAGTGGTCTACGGTTTCAATGTTCATGGTGTCGGTTTCTTGTGAAGTGTGTCCATAGCCAATCGTTTTTTCTCCAGCTTGTCAATAGTTTTTTAATACGTTCTGTTTCTACTTACTTATGCAACGTATCCATTGTCAACCGTTTTTCCTCCATCTTTTTTATAATCTTCTCCTCAATTGTTTTTGAAGCAATCAGAACTCGCTGAACTACGGGGCTTTTCGCGCCTGCACGG